GAGTAGATAGTGATTCTATGGGAACAATCACTTGGACTGAAGGGACAAGGACTTTTTCCCTTGAACCAAAAGCTGGTCAATCTGAATTTCATTTTTGGTCAGGTGGGAAGTTCTTTTCAAAGACATCCACTGAAAGCCTTGTTATCCCCGATGTTGGAGGTACTTATTATGTTTATTATGATACGGATGGTGTCTTACAGTCGGTATTAAACCAAAATTTTGCTGGTGATTTATTTAGAACTGTGGCTATTTCAGGGATGTGTTATTACAATAAAACAGAAGGCACTCTTTGGGTCGCTTCAGATGAACAACACGGGATTATAATGGACTCAGTTACACATTTAAGACTGCATTTGACTGATGGGTATGCACTTTCAATATGGCAAGGTGATAGTGCTTTAATAACAGGGTTAGTCGATGGTGCTACAACGTATACTAATACAGGTTCGGGATTGTTTGAAGATGAAGACATAAGGACAATGGCATCACTAGCGACAACTCACCCTTTTATATATCGTGATGGTGCAACAGGCGAGTGGCGAGAAACAACAGCAGATAATGAATGTGGGCATACTGTTAGTGGTGATACTTGGAATTCTTGGAACGAGAATACTTCAGGGACTATTTGGCAATTAACAGAGTGTACGAATTCAACTGATTTTGTTATTCAATTTTTCATTGCTACAAACTTCACACCCAACCCTATTAGAAAAATAATAGGTCAACAAACATATTCGAGTAGGGCAAATGCCAGAGCGGGGCTTAAAAATGAACTTACAGCAATCGAACTAGCAGGGTTACCTTCAGCAGAATCAGTATTTTTATATGCTTATATTTGCAAAAGGACTGGAGAAGTAGAAGATGACGGAGACGGGAATGATTATGTAGACTTAAGAGCCACAAAAGGATATAATTTACCTGATTAATAAATTAAATTTAAAAACAATGGCAATAACAACAAGTGTAGATGGTGACAATAGAACCGTAACAATAGAATATACAGCACTAAAGACAAAAGTAGATCCTACCCTAACGGATGCAGCTCAATGGATATACGAACATCCTGGTAAAGGACATGGAGACTTTACTGTATATAATGAAGGCGAAGAACCCACAGCAAAGACATTCGACGAGTTAACAAACTTAGAGAAATTACAGTTAATAGACAAAGGTGTTAAGGCTTCAATACTACACTGGGCTAAGAACAAAGATTCAAATGACAAAGAGATAGCAGCAAGGGAAGCGGTAGAAGCATCAAATCCTGATTATTCCTTAAATGGAGAATAAGTGATATTGTGCATGATATTATTGTTAATTTATATAAAAAGAAATGAAGAATAAGGATCTAGTAAGAATCTATAATGGAATAAACTCCTTAACTGGATTAAAAGGGACAAAGTTTACTTATGCAATGGCTAAGAATAAAAGAATATTGGAACCTGAAGTAACAGATATCCAAGATACTTTGAAAAAAGATAATCCTAAGTTTGTAAAGTATCAAGAAGAGATGGGGGTTATAACAAAAAAGCTTAAACAGGAAAAAGATGAAAAGAAAGTAATCGAATTGCAAACAGAATTTACAGAAGTTCAAGAAAAACATAAAGAGACAATAGATAAATTTATGGCTCAAGATAAAGAGTTGGGAGAGATAGAGAATAAAGTAGAGGTACATAAAATAAAACTAGAAGATGTTCCTGGTGAAATAACCAATGAACAAATGGATAGTATTTATGAGTTAATAGAGGGGAAAGTTGACGCAAAGTAAGATAGTTAGTATGTTATAGATACAAATTAGAATAGTCTTAGCGAAAAAAAGCGAGATCACGTACAAAGTGACTCGTTTTTTATTTTGTTTAAAAAATAACATCTATAACCCTAAAACCCATGGAAATTAAAAAAAATAAGAAAGAATTAGAAGTAGTAATAAAGACAATAAGTGAGGATGGCGTTATTGAAGCCATTGCATCCGTTGAAAAGGAAGACAGAGATGGAGACATTGTAGTCCTTAGCGGGATAGATTTAAAAAACTTCAAAAAGAATTCCCCTGTATTATGGAATCATAATTCAGGTCTTCCTGCTATTGGAAGAGTTATAAAGACTTGGATTGCCGGAAAGAAATTAATGATGAGTTTTGTCCTTGATAAAGCGGATTCATTTGCAATGGATATAAATAGAAAGATAGTAGACGGATTTATTAAAGCATTCTCAATAGGATTTATTCCATTAGAATTTGAAGGGAATAAGATAACTAGGACAGAAATGCTTGAGTTATCAGTAGTAAATATTGGAGCTAATGCGGAAGCATTGAGATCATTCGGAAAATCTTTTGAGGCTAAGGTAAAAGCATTTGAAGCGACTGAAAAGGAAGAGGTAAAGGAGGAAACAGAAGTTGTTTCAAAAGAAACAAAGGAAGTGGAAAAGGAAAGTGTTGAAAATATTACAGTCAATGTTGCAGTGGATGTTGATCCAAAAAAGGTAGTAAAAGAGGTTAAAGAAATCATAGATGAAAAGGAAGTTGATGTTGATGGAGAAGAAGAGTTGGTTACCAAAGAAGAAAACACAGTAGTAGAAAAGGAAGAAGAGGAAGAACTCAAAGGAGAGGAAAAAGAAACAAAGGAAGATAAACCAGAAAAGGAAGAAGACAAAGAAGATAAAGAAGATATTAAGAAAGAAGATGAGGTAGTTGAGGATAAAACAGAAGCAAAAAAATTAGAAACTACAGAAGATGTAAAGAACATGGTTCGTAATGCAATAGATTCAATGAATATAACAGTTGAAGCTTTAAGTGGAGTTCTCAGCAACTCAGAATCCACAAAAGGTGATAAGACTGTTCCAAAAAAGAAAAAGGTCGAAGACCCAGCCAATAAAAAGGTTGTGAAAAAAGGGAAGCTCGCATACAGAGCTTTAGAGTCGTTATTACAAGACTTAAAAAAACAATAAAATGGAAAAAGAACTAAAAGAAAAGTTGGCAGCTTATTTAATGAAAGATGCTGACACAGAAGATAAAGAAGAGGTCAAAGAAGAAGTTAAAGAAGATTCAAAGGAAGGCGAAACAAAAAGTGTTGAATCAATGAAAAACGAAATCGCAGAAAGTATCGCAAAAACAGTTTTCGATAAACTGGAAAGCGATAAAGTTGCTAAAGAATCAAAAGAAAAAGCAGCAAAAGTTAACGAGGTAAACGTACCTAGTATTCAAGTAAAAGAATATGAAAGAGCTATTTATACTAAGAAAGATGGAAGTAAAATCACTTGTGCGAAATCAGTGAGTGAAGCTATTCAAGGTTGGTATAAAAGTGTTGCTTCTCGAAATTACGAGGCAGCAGAGACAAAGAGAGCGGAAATCGATACTAAATTTGCACATTTAACAAAGAATGGTTTAGAACCATTGAATCAAACAAATGCAGCAGATGGTGGTGTATTAGTTCCAACAATTTTAGCTAATTTTATCGTAGAGATAAAAGAAGATGTGGCTAAAATGAGAGCATTGTCAAATCCTATTGACATGACTTCAATGCCTGGTAACACACTAGACATTTCAAAAGAACTTACAAACCCGAAAGTATCATGGTCCGGTATCGAACAATATGATGCTGATAAGTCAACTACTTCAGCTCAGTATGAGAAGCAAACACTTACTCCTTATACTGTAGCCGCTGTTGTAGCTATTACTAATCAGTTGATTGCAGATTCACCTTTCAATATGATTCAGATCCTTTCTCGTCAACTAGGACGAGCAATGGCTACTGAAGAAGATAGGGTGGCTATCAATGGAACGGGTGTTAATCAACCTACGGGAATTAGCACATATACTGCAAGCTCAACTATCAATGCAGGTGGAAACCTAACATTTGATAATTTGAACTCGGCATATTGGGCAATGAGAGAAAGTTATAGAGAAGGTGCTGTTTGGCTCATGAATTCAAATAGGATGGGAGTTGTTCAAGGATTAAAAGATTCTAACAACCGACCTATTTACATCCCTCAAACATTGACAGGGCAACCTCCAATGTTGAATAACCTACCTGTTATAGAAAACAATAATGTGGCAAATGCAAGCATTTACCTAATTAACATGAGTTTTTACATGTGGGCATTCAAGAGTGGTGTTGTAATCGATATTGCTGACCAAGCAAGTATTGGAACTTCAGATCCTGTAAACTTATGGATGAGAAACATGAAAGCTGTTAAAGCTGAAGCTAGGTATGATGCCGAACTTGTGGATGTTCGCGGACTTACTGAAATTACAAATCCATAGGAATAGTTTGAAAGTACTGAGATTGAGGGGAGATACGCCCCTCAATTCAGTACGGTTAAACGATTTGACGCTGAACATAAAATACGTTATAATATATAACATAGAATTAATATTATAATCATGGAAAGTAAAAGATTTTATGTTTATCAATTAATAGACTCTAGGACTGAACAGGTTTTCTATATAGGTAAAGGACAAGGAAAAAGGTGTAATGATCATGAACGAAATGCAAAAAAGGGTCGTTCTCATAACAGGCATTTAGGATATAAAATTCTGAAGATCCTGGGAGAAGGGGAAGAGGTGAAGATAAAGAAAGTATTTGAGACTGATGTTGAGCAAGAAGCATTTGACAGGGAGATTGAATTAATAAAAATGTATGGGAAAGAAAACTTATGTAATTACGCTGATGGAGGGGAAGGATCGTCTGGGGTGCCATCACCTAAGAAGGGGCTTACTGTAAATGACGATGATAGGATAAGAAGATTTGTAGAAGCAGGTAGAAAGGCAAGGAAAGGAATGTCGGCATGGAACAAAGGCAAAGAATATACAGAAGAGGAAAAAGAGATGATAGATATGGAAGGGTTAAAGAAATATAGAGAAGAGCATGGCAATTGGAACAAAGGCAAAACCTTTTCAAAGGAATACCGTCAAAAACTATCAGAAGCCCACAAGGGAAAAACGCTACCAGAAGAACAAAAACGAAAGATAGGACAAGCATTAAAGGGAAGGATAGTAACTGAAGAGACTAGGAAGAAAATAGGGGATGCTAATAGAGGAAAGAATAGTGTAAATTATGGTAGGAAATATTCAGAAGAAGAAAGAGCAGAATTAAGTATGAAAGGTAATTCTAAGCTAGATCGAGAAACGGTACTAGCAATAAGGGGCTATAGTGGTAACATGAGTTTAAGAGAGTTAGGGGTAAAATATGGAGTATCTAAACAGATAGCACAAGGTGTGAAGAGTGGGCGAACATACCAATACATAAAGTAAAATAAAATATATCTAGCTAAAAAAGGCGAGATCGTATCCTATAAAAAGGTACGGTTTCGCTTTTTTAAATTAGAAAAATAATATGCCAATAATTAAACTTACAAAACCATATAGAGATTATAAAGCAGGATGGGAAGGTGAAATGGATAAGACTAAATGTGAAGAATTAATCTTAAGAGATAATGCGGTTTATATAGAAGTAATAAAACCATATATGTCTGAAATAAAGGGAGCTAAAAATAAGATGATAAATACAACCAAGAAAAGAAAGGTTGTAAGGAGAAAAAGAAAAGTAACTAAGAAGAAATAAATATGGCTATAGTAGCACATGCCTTAACTACTCTTGATAGAATCAAAGATTTCCTTGGAATAACAGGGTCAACTTCCGATACGATCTTAGAAAGATTAATAAATTCGGCCTCTGATTTTATTGAAAAGGAAGTAGGAGGAAGAAGATTTAAACTTACTGCTTATACTAATGAAGAATATGATGGTTCGGGAACTTCAATATTAAACTTGAGAAATTGGCCTGTTAGTAGTACAGCAACTACAACTCTTCAGTTTAGAGAAACATTAGAGAATGTAGCACAATGGCAAACGATACAAAGCAAAGATTATAAAATTGATCTTATTTCCGGCCAGCTTAAATTTATACAGGGGACATTGTTTAGCGACATTCCCTTGCATTATAGGGTTAGTTTCACGGCTGGATTTGATTATGATAATGTAGCAACATTTTTATCAGATATAGGAGAAGGTGACTTAGAATATGCATGTTGGATATTAGTCAGGGATTATTTCAATAAAAAAGGCAAGTCTGGGGATATACAATCGGAATCAATTGGAAATTATTCGGTAACATTTAATCTAGTAATAAGGAGAGATCAAGAAATGCAAGATATAATCAGAAAGTATTCCCGACCAATGGTGTTTTAATAATAATATGAGTACAATACAACATTTATTTAATAGAAGTTTAACAATAAGAAGGAAGCAATTATTGAATGGTTTCAAGAAAGATTTCAGTACTGTTACCGCTTCTATGCCAGCTCATATTCAAAGAGGGACAAGTAATACAGCGATAGATATATATGGAGTAGACAGAGCAGCTTTTTCAGGATGGGTTGATATTAATGCGGATGTTAAGAAGAACGACATGATAATAGATCAATCAGACGGTAGAATATATATGGTATCGGCAGTAATAAGGCAGGGAACGGATACAGCAGTGAATGAACATAAGGAATTAATATTAGCCGAATATCCCAAATAAGTAAGCAAATAAATAAATAAAAAGAGATGGCAAGCAAAGGATTTACTATAAGAATACCTAGTCTTAATAGATATAAAAAAGCATTGAGTTCATATCCGAAACTAGTAAGGCCAAAGATAAAGGAGGCCATGAAGAAATCTATTAAGGATATAGAGAAAGCAACTGTTCCTATAACACCGATTGATACGGGAAAGCTAAGAAAATCATTAAAAACAGGTCAAAGGATTACAGCTACTAGAGGAGTGATAGGAACAGGATTAGGTTATGCATTATATCAACATGAGACAACAGGTTTGAATCATCCAGGTGGAGGAGAAGCAAAATATTTAGAGACAGGAACTCAAGATTCAATGAAAAAGATTCAAAAGAATTTCGGGCTTGCAGTGGATGAAACGTTAAAAATAATATCTAAATTCGGAGATTAATCAATAGACAAATGGCACAATCAGTTCATACTTTGATAAAAAATAGAATAAAGACTAAACTAGAGGAAGTGGACAAGATTCAAGTAGTTTATGATAAGCCTCAATTAGAGTTTGGAGGAATGCCTGCCGCTACTATAATGAGTAGTACGATTGAATCAGAACCAAACGAAAATGCTAGTGATGAAAGGCGATATATATTTAAAGTTAGATTGTTTTATGATGTTGATAGGGATAATAATGATTCGGTAGGATGGGCAGTGGATTCACTTTATGATTTGGTAGATGATGTCTTAGATAAGTTTACAGAAGACAAGGATTGGAATAGTCCAACCTCATTTGCCGCTTCAATCCCAGCTAACTATACATGGATAGGATTAGATACAGCTGTAGGAGAATGGGATCAAGAAGATGAAAGATCAATAATATTTGTTGATATAGAAATAACAGCCAAGTTTTTGAGAGATACGGGAGCTTGTTCATAACAAGTTCAAAACTAAATTAAATAGTCTAGCTATAAAAGCGAGATAAGTTTATATGAAAGCCATATAAGTTTATCTCGTTTTTTTTATTAATTAATTATTTTAAAAATATGACAACATTCTCGGGGCGAAGAGTCTCAGTAGGATTAGCGAAGGAGATTACAAGGGGAACGGGTGTAGCACCAGCTCACTGGTTACCACATACATCTCTTTCTTACGATGACAAAGTAGAAAAAGTTGATAGCACTGAAGCTATTGGAAGGATAGAGGATTCGGATGACACATTTGTAACAAGCAAATGGGCTGAAGGATCATTAGAAGGAAATATTCGAACAGAAGGATTTGGATTAATATTATTGGGAACAATGGGTACTGTTGTATCTGCCAGTGTAGGTGGAAGTGCTTATTCTCACACCTATACTCTAAGTCAAACAAATAACCATCAATCATTGACATTTACAGCTGTTGATCCAATCGGAACTTCTCAGTTCGTAAAATCAGTAATTAGTAGCTTGGCAATCAATGTAGAAACAAATGCTCTAGTAACTCATACAACTGAGTTTATGGGGATGACTTCAAAGGGAGCTTCTGCAACTGCTTCATTTGCATCAGAACCAACCTTTACTTCAAGACATGTTTGTTTGAAATTAGCTGCTGATACAACGGGATTAGACGCAGCTACGAATATAACAATCAAAGGATTTACAGTTACATTCACTAAGAATGTTCTAAAGAATGATGTTACATGTTCAGTAGAACCAGATGACTTCTTTAATCAGGACTTTGTAGTTGAGGGAGAATTTACGCTTGATTATAATGACAGGGTTTACAGGGAACTAATGAGAGAAAATAGTTATCGAGCATTGAGGTTAACAGCAGAAGATACTGGGGTATCAATTGGAGACGATGATAATCCTAAATTAGTTATTGAATTATCAAGAGTAGATCTTAGAGATTGGGAAGCTGATAGGCCTATTGATAGTGTGAGTACCCAAAAGGTAGCTTTTAAGGCATTTGTTGATATCGCCAATTCAAAAGATATGGTAAATGAAATTTCGCTCGTCAATACTACTGCTAGTTATTAGATAAAAACTTATTAATTAAATCGAATAAAAAATGGAAACAATAGATAGGCCAACAAAAGAAAAAACAATAGGGAATCACAAAATCGTATATAAAGAATACTTAACAAAGAGAGATAGGCTTTCAATCGATAAGGCTGGAACAGCTAATGCTTCAAGTATTATGCAACAAGGTAGTCAGGAAATGGAAATGAAAGGATTCTTTGATCCGGAGGCAGCAACCAATGCAGGGATTAAAGCGGTCTTGATTAAAGTAGATGACTTTGAAGGAGATGCAATGTGTAACTTTCTATTGGATATGAAGGAGCAAGAATCAGATCCGATTTTCGATTTCATTAATGAACAGACTGAAGAACATAAAAAGGAAGCAAAAAAAAACTAGATGATTTTCATCGAGAATATGATGATTATTTATCAGCATATTCTAAACAAGGAAAACTTACAGAGGAAATACTATGTATATCTGTATGTGAAAAAATGGGCTGGGGAAAGGAAGAATACCTTGCCCAGCCTGATTTATTTATAAATCAATTATTAGTTAAGTGGAGTCTTGATTCGGAGGATGAGGAAATGAAAGCAAAACAAGCAGAGACGGAATCAACTTCTAAGTTAAAGAAATAAATTAAATTACAAAACCGTGGCAACTTCAGTCTCAAAACTCAAAACTGTCCTTACAGCAGAAGATAAAGCGTCGGCAGTCTTTAAAAAGATGGCCGGCAGTATGAAAAAAATGGGGAAGTCGGCAGCTCTTGCAGGGGCTGCAGTTGCTGCAGGTATTGGAGCTGGCCTTTTGTTTTCAATAAAGAAAGCTGCTGATTTTGAAAAGGCAATGAATAGGGTTGGAGCAATTACGGGAGCAACAGGGAAAGAGTTTGAGGCATTAAGAAAAGAAGCAAAACTCCTTGGAATAACAACTGCGTTCTCGGCAACACAAGCTGCTGAAGGAATGCAAGCATTAGCACAAAAAGGATTTACTACTACGCAGGTAATAGCATCCATGAAAGGTGTTCTTGATTTGGCAGCGGGATCACAAATGGAAGTTGGAGAAACTGCTGAAATCGCTGCTGGTATTTTAAATACTTTCAATTTATCAGCATCAAATTCACAACGAGTAATGGATAGCTTAGCATTTGCATCTATAAATTCAGGCTCAAATGTAAGGGAATTTGGGGAAGCTATGAAGTTTGTAGGTCCCGCAGCTCAGTCATTAGGAGTCCCAATGGAAGAAGTTATAGCAGCATTAGGAGTTTTAGGAGATAGATCAATCACGGGATCGTTAGCTGGTACTGCTTTAGGGTCTTCAATGACAAGACTAGCAAAACCAACTAAGGCTATGGGTGTTGAAATGAAAAAGCTAGGAGTTGATTTTTTTGATGCAGACGGAGAATTTGTGGGGATACAAGGGACTGTTTCACAACTAGAAAAAGCATTTGTAGGTTTAACTAGTGAACAAAAAGCAGCGGCAATTTCTACAATATTTGGAGCAAGAGCAGTAAAACAATGGTCAACATTAGTAGATGCAGGAGCAGGGAAACTAGGAGCATTTACAAAAGAGATAGAAGGATCTTCTGGTGCGGCTGATAGACTTGCCAAGGGACAATTGAAGGGTTTGTCTGGAGCATTAACAATCTTAAAATCAGGACTTGAAGGAGCAGCGATAGCAGTGGGGGATAAAATCAATCCAAGTCTTTTAAGGATGACAGAAAAATTTCAGAAACTATTCCAACCGACTGAATCTTTTGGAACAGCATTAGCGAAAATATCCGGCAAATCATTGGAAGAACTTAATGACGCAATGACTCCTGAACAAGTTGATGCTTTTGGTCAAGCATGGAAATTAGCAGGAGATGATGTTGATGAATTCAATGCGGTTTTAAATGAATTAGGGCAAGGAGATGTAATAGATGGATTTGATGAACTAGGGATTGGAATAGAAGATATTATGCAAAGCTTTTCAGCAGCAGATGAATCATTAAGTCCTTTTGAAACAGGGCTTAATAAAATAATGGAATCCTTTAAGTCTTTGCAAGAAATTATAATTCCATTCATTCCAAGCATAGAAGATGTTCGAAATGCGTTTATTAGTATAGGAGAAAATCCTCAAGTGATAGCATTTTTTGAAGCTTTAAAAACTCAATTCTTTGCGTTTATAGAAATAGTCACACCTCTTGGACAAAAGTTAATGGAAATAGGACAGGTAGTGATTCCTTTACTTGGAGAAATGATAGTATTTTTAATGGAGAAGTTTGTAGAGATACAGCCTACATTGGAATCATTATTAGAAGTATGGGGAAGAGTTTGGGGATTAATTCTAGATGCAAATTTAGTCTTTGTAGAATGGTTTAAGAATGAAGCATGGCCAATAATACAGCAGGTTATTAATGACATAATCACTAATTGGGAATTGTTATGGACTGTCTTGCAACCAATTATTACAAATATGGTTAATTTTATTAGAGAGAATTGGGATACAATTAAGAATTATATAGAGGGGATATTAAACGTAATCCTTGGCATTTTTGAAACCGTATGGGCGTTTATTTCCGGTAACATTAAAATATTTTTAGCAGTAATTCAAGGTGATTGGAGTGGTGCTATGGATGCAATGAAAGAAATGAATAGTAGGGTATGGGAAGGAATAAAAAGGATAATAAGTGGGGCATGGGAGGCTATAAAAGCATTCTTCTCATTACATTTAGCGAATATACAGAAGGGATGGAGTTCGGCATGGGATAAGATAAAAGCAACATTAGCTGACATATGGGGAGGAATAAAAGAAAAAGTAAGGGATGGCGTGGAAAACATAGTGGGCTTCTTTACTGATTTGCCAAGTAAACTAGTAGCGGGATTGTCAGGATTAGGGGCAAAACTAGGCAACAAGTTGAAGTCTGAATTAAAAGAAGCTTCCGGCCCAATTGGAGGAGCGGTATCTGGGATTGTAGGGTTGTTCAATAAAAATCAATCAGGTACAACTTTTTCGCCAGGTGGGCCGACACTTGTAGGTGAACAAGGACCTGAATTAGTTAACCTTCCAAGGGGATCAAAGGTAACTCCGAATACAAGAGCTCAAAGAACTATTGATAATTCAAAAAGTGGAAACACTGTAGTTTTTAATATTTCCGGTGCTGATCCTCGTTCAATAGCTCAAGAAGTAAAAGCAATATTAGATAGAGATTTAGAATTAAGCTCAAAAGCAGTAGCATAAACAAATGGCAAGGACATCAGTAACATTCGATGGAGTAAGTTTACAAACGGCTAATATTATAGCTAGTCGTATAGCACATGAAAGCTATGAAAACAGGAATCTTTTAGTTCAAGAATTAGGAAATAGAGATGGGGGAAAATTAGTTCAAGAAAGAAGGACTCCAAAGTTTGTACAAATAGAAGGACATTTAAAATATGATACTCAAGATTTATTAGATGCAGCAATGGATGCTTTGAAAAAGACTTTAAATATACAGGAAGCTAATTTAGATATTTCTTTCGGAGGAGAAATAAGACGATATAAAGCTACATTAACAAAGGCAGTTTTACCAAGGGAGCATTTCAATATTAACTGGATTCCTTTTGAACTTGAATTTGAGATTCCAGAAGGGTTTGGAAAAGATACTACTATCTCATCAGATTCAACAGTAGATGCAGTTGCAACAGTGGACAGAACAATAGATGTAGGAGGAACTTTAGCTCCAAAACCTACAATAACCATAACTATAAACTCCGAAACAAATTTAAATAGATTCATAGTCAAAAACGTTACAACTAATAGATCTATGACAGTGGAGAAAGCTTATGATACTGATACTCTTGTAATAAATATGGATACAAATGAGGTAACTGTTAATGCTGTTAATCAAGAATATACTGGAGTTTTCCCTGAATTCGTTTTAGGGAATAATAATTATACAATCACGCCTAATGCAACAGCAGTGGACATGGATGTAACTGTTTCATATACGGCAACTTATTTGTAATGGCTTTACGAAGAACAATCACAATTGATAATACCAAAGTTAGTGGGGGTTCAAACCTTACTGATTTTAGGATGTTATTTAAAGGGACTGAAACGTGGTTAAAAACTAAGTCTAATGGTGGAGATGTTGAGAATGTAGGAGGGTTTGATTTAATATTCTGGGCTGATTCAAATAGATCAACTCAATTAGATCATGAAATAGTGAATTATGATGGGGTTAATGGAACATTTATAGCATGGGTAAGAATTCCAACTTTAAAAGCAGCTTCTGATACGGATATATATTTATCTTATGGAGATAATACAATATCCTCATCGCAAGAAAATGTAACGAGTGTATGGGGAACTGCTTATGAAGTTGTATACCATGGCAAGAATTCAACAACGACTACCATAGCTGATAGTACTTCCAAGGCAAGGTTAGCAACTAAATTTGGTGTAGGAGAACCGGTAGAAGCAACAGGTCAAATATATAAAGGCCAAAATTTTGATGGTGTAGATGACATAATAACAGTACCTTCAATGTCCTTGGATATGACTACGTTATCAATGACATGGTCAGCATGGATTAATATTACCTATGTAGCGCCGAATCCAGCATATGCTAACTACCAGATAATGTCATTATGGCCTCTAGTTGGAATGCTATTAGTAAATAATGCGGGTGTAAACTATAAGATAGGAGGTTGGGCGGCTTCTAATGCAACAGCATCGGGAGCGGCTAGTTATGGAGCATGGCATCACGTAGCAGTAGCTTATCAAGGAGCAGGTAGTAATAGTCGAATAACTTATATAGATGGCGTGGCGACCGGAACAGACACCTCAGGGTCAGTATTTGCATGGGGCGGTGTTCAGAAGATTGGGGAAAATCCTTATACGGCAGTTCCAACGGGAACTATTGAAGAAGTGAGGATGAAGAAAGACCAAACTTCTGTAGGATGGTTGTTGACTAGATTTAATAATGAAAATGATCCGTCAACTTTTTATGGGATACAAGATGCAGTAGATTTAAGTGCCGCAGCAGGAACTTTAAGAAAGAAATACTTTTATAGGTTATATGATGTAAATAGAACCTATCTAGGGAATTTAGATGATACGGTAGTAACGACTGAGCCAGGTTTTACATGGGCTGTTAATTCAGGAATGGGTAGTCATGCATTGGGAATTGCTACAACATTAGATGGAGCCGCAGCTACTGATTTAATTAATGGAGAGATACCGGCAGGGGAAGTAGTAACTAGATGGGATGATATATATCAATGGGATGCAGCCGATTCATTTTGGGATAAAAGTCCCGGAACAATTACTGAAGTTCATGGAGTAGATGCTTATGTAGTAGATGCGGATGATCCTACAGGAAAGATAGTGTTTAGTGGAATATTAAAGAAACCAGAACAGTTTGTAAGCAATTCAGGAAATGAAGGATTAACATGGAATCTTTATTCATGGGTAACCGAAATGACGGCTACAATATATGAAGATTCTAGTAATAACACAACAATAACCCATACAAACACAGATCCTTCTGCCATGTTAAAGGATGTGATAGATAGATTTAATGCTAAGAAAAATTATTTTACATACGATTCCGATTCAATTCAGAATACAGGATTAAGTATAACTTACACATTCAAATATGTTACTTGCAAAGAAGCATTAGATAAGATCATAGAATTATGCCCTAATAACTGGGTTTATTATCTAGACGCAGACAGGAAATTCCATTTATTCCAAGCAGATACAGCAGCACCTACACATGTTCTAAATTTGGGAGTGGAATTTAATGAATGGAATGGATCAATAGATCGAAGCAATATAGTAAATAAGATTTATTTTAAAGGTGGAGATACTGGAGGGGGAAGTGATTTATATAAACTATATCAAAGAGCTGGATCAATAGCTTTATATGGAGAGCAAGAAATAACACTAACAGATTCAAGGGTAACAATAGCAGCTACAGCAGAGCAAAAAGCAAATAGGATCTTAAATGAAAGAGAGGCGCCTGTGAAAGAGATTAGTTTATTTGTTCCAGACAGCAATTCAAATCTAGGAGAGTTAAAGGGATATGACATAGAAAGTTTTAAACCGGGAGATTCGGTAGAAGCAAGAAATCCTGCAATAAGTACAAATATAACAAAGTGGGATTCAACCTTTAACTGGGATGAGGCTTATTGGGATGCAACACCTAATGCTTTATTCGGAATTCCATTATTCATAAATGGAATAGGTTATACAAGCACTGGTGCTCAATTAACATTGAAAACGGGAGTACCTACATTTGCAAAGAGACAAAAAGATATAGAGAGGAACCTTGTGGATGAACAATCCCTTACTATTCCAGCACAACCATCATAATCAATTAATCAATTAATTAATTTAATAAAAAAATGAGTAATAATATAAGTTCAAATACATTTTCATCTGCTACCCAGATAAAATCAGCAGAAGTAAACACAAACTTTACCGACCAAGCAGAATTAATAAATGCTAAGGCTTTAGTCAACTTAACATCGGATCAAAGCATAGCAACTGGAACGGAAACTTTGTTAGCTTTTGCAACTGAAATATACGACCCAGGAAGCAACTTTGATAATACAGGTGGTAACTATAGCTTTACAGCTCCTGTAACAGGATATTATTGGATCAATCTACAAGCTAGGGTAAACACTTTAACAAATGCAAAATTCAATTCAGTAAGAATAAAGAATAATAGTACAGTTATAGCTCAACAGGAAAGATATGCATCGGCAAATGTGAGTACATCTTCAAGTGTGAGTATTGTTTATCTGTTAACAGCAACAGATGTATTACAATTTTATGAAGCACATGATAACGGTTCAAACAGAGATGTAGAAGCTGATGGAATAGCAACATGGGCTAATATTCATCTATTAAGTACATGATAAGATTCACCTGCTTACAATGTAATAAGGTTTATAACTTCGAAAACCTAAGAGCTATGAATAGCTTCAGGAAGACTTATCATATTGTAAGTGAGAAAGGGAATAAGACGAGGAATGCAGTATGTTCTACTTGTTATTCGGATCTATTTAATCGAGATGGAAGCATTAAGAGTCGTACAGAGGTTGTAGCTCTATACGTTAAGTCAGGGGGAATAGAAGAAAACTTCCAGGCAATGGATTGGGATGAAACTGAAATGGATTATAAAATAATCAAAGGAACGATTGAAAATGTCCAATTAAAAGCTAAAGTAGTGAGGGCATTTTCTCCTGCACAACAGGTTGTAACGGCTAACTTAAGGGGGATATTATATAACAGAGTAATTAATGATCTATATGAAGCAGGTTGTTCATTACAAGAGATTAGAGACGCCAGGAACGCTGGTCACCCATCTTTGGTAGATTTAATCAGAACATATTTATAATGGACATAGAATTAATCAATAAAATAGGGTGGCAGGCAGCGAGCTTTGTTGTGACACTTTTGTTGTTAGTATGGATAGTTAAAAAAGCTTTTTCTATGATGGATAAACAACATAAAGATCATAGGGAAGACAGAAGAATGGATGGGGAAAAAATAGAAAAGATAAGTGATGAATTTACAGTAGCACTCAAGGATATTAGTGTGGAAGCTAAAAAAGGACATGATAAAGTACAAGCTCAATTGAACAGAATAGAAGATTATTCCAGTAAAACCTATTCAAATTTAACAAACCTAAAAGATAATACAGATCGTATAATTCATAATAAAGACTATGATAAAAAAGTTTAAAAGAGGGACCAAAGAATTCCCTAAAAGTTGGGAGATATATTATATGCACCCCTATGAGTATGATTGCCCTTGTGGTTGTTCGCCTACTCCAATTGATAAAGGACTTGTACAGAAAGACGATGTAATGAGGGATAGTGCAGGACATCCATTAATTATAACAAGTGGACATAGATGTAAGAAACACAACTCTACTATTAAGGGAGCCGCTTCAAACTCTCAACATATCTATGGAAAAGCTTCTGATAAAAAGATACCTGGAATAACTATAGGACAATTGCACAACCTTACAGAAAGGCTTGGCTATAATGGGATAGGATATTATACAAATAGAATACATGGGGACGTAAGAAGTAAGAAAGCTAAATGGAATCTTCCCCTAAGAAAGACTACTAACAAGCCTATTACAATTAAAGATGATCAAATGTATAAAAAGAAATTTGAGTTCATGGATAAGGAATATAAACGTTTAGAGAAAACATACTTTAAAAGACAAGCTCAATTAGAAAAAAAGACAATTGAAGTTCTTGAATTAAAAGAAGAGATAACGGATCAACAAATAGAAATAACAGATTTGAATATAGAAGTAGATAAATGTAGGGCATTTGTAGATGACCAGGCAAAAGAGATAACACGTCTTAGAGGATTAGAAGAAGAAAGGGAAGAAGAAGAGAAAGAAAAGGAAGAAGAGGAGGAGGAGAAAAACAATAATGATACTAAACGTGTATCATTAATAGAATTTATAACTAATTTATTTAAAAAGAATGATAAAGATTAAGGAGTATTTAGCTAATCATCCTCAAATAGAAAGAAGGTTTTGTTCGTTTATGTGGAGGTTTCTTCCAGCAGTAAGTTTATTTGCAATAGGATTCTTAACAGATTGGATTGACTCTGAATTTAAAGAAGAGACCACAATTATGTTAGTGATCTCTTATCTATTAAATGAAGTTACAAAGTATCTTAATAAAAAGACTTAGCTTTTGATATCAATAAATGGGATTGCTCCACCTGTATATAATGGCATTACTCCATTCCATTTTTTAATTGATTCGTATTCGTTTTCAATCCTTCTCAGTTCTAGGATATCAGGGTTAGCTTGAAGAGCAGAAGCTTCTATTCTTATAGCTTCTGATTTACCTCTAGCTGCTTCTATCTTTTGATCTGATTGATATTTTACTTTCTCTAGTCTATTCTTTTCAGCTTCTGCTTCCTGAACTGCGGTTACTTTCGCTTCAATTGCTAGATCGAATTGTTCCGAGAATTGGAAGTTTACAAGTCTAACTTGTTCTACTTCGATAAAGTCAGTTTCGATTCTTGATTTTACAGCTTCTTTAATCTCTTTATTAACTTCATCTCTTTTAGTTATCAATTCAGTTGCTGTAAATTTTGCTGTAACTGATTTTACACCTTCCTGTAATGCCGGCATAATAATTTTCCCTACATATTCTTCCTCGTCTCCAATTTTCTGATATAATTTATTTACTTTTTTAGCATCTGCCCTATAGTTTATAGCTACTGTTAGTTGAACATCTTGAAGATCAAGACTAGCCGCATCGGCAAGTTTTTCTTCTTTTTGAGTCCTTACATTCATCTTCTTAATCTTTTGTACGAAAGGAATCTTAAAGTGAACCCCTTCATCTAGAACTCTTTCTGATACTGCTCCAAATGTCATTAATACACCACGTTCCCCTGCTCTTACTACACGCACACTTGCAAACAATAATATGATGATGGCAATAATGATTGATCCAGCCCATACTAATCGCTTGATTGTTTTTGACGATAATTCGTCCATATATTTTTTTCTTAATTATAATATAACTTCATTTAATTTTTTCTAGTAATAACATCCTTTCAATAGTAAGTGTTTGGATTTGAGGGGTAATATCTTCTACTCTTTGTGTATTTATCATTAGCTTAGCAGCGTTATCTTGAGCAGCATCGACAATCATTTCCCCACAAATTAATATCCCTTGATCTTTTAATCCTATAAGCTTAGTATCAACTTTAATTAATTCATTGTAACTATCTTCTTTCTTACATACTTCTTTCTCTACAATTTTCTCAACTTCCACTACCTTTTCTACTTCTTTCTCAACCTCTACTTCTTTGATTTCAGGTTCTACTTCTTCTGGAGTAGGGGATATACCTACAAGTATTCCAAATATAAATACAAAGAATGCAAATCCTAATATTACCACCCAAAACTCTGGCATTTTGAATGTATCTTTTAACTTATTAAAGTCCATGTTTTTTAACTAATTAATTATAATTATTAACAATCTTCTATAGGATGGAATTCATCATCTATCTGACAACCAACTGCATAGCCAGGTAATTCTCCTGGGATACTTAACTCTTGAGATTCTGGTTCTATAGGTTGTTCCACTCTTCCCCATTCCTTACTCATAATAGATAGATCTAAAACGTTAACTATCCCATCTCCATTGATATCAGCTATCTCATCATCCGATCCCCATTTCTTTCCTATGTATTCAAGATCAAATACATTAACTTCACCATCATTGTTTAGATCGCTTTGTAGTGCAGCATACACTGTATAAGAAGTGAATACTGTAAAGGTTGCTATTATTACTATTGCTATTTTAATTTTGTTCATTTGTTTTTTTATTAATTTAATCTTTTTTTTATTATAAAGAATACAATACTCGTAGTAATCGTTCCTATTATATCTCCGATTATTATTCCTAGTTCAAAGCTCATTCCTTTATAATTTATTATATACAAATCATAATTATTTGTTTTCTGTTTTATCTTTTGGCCTAGATTTGTTTTTATACAAGTTATCCAATAACTCTATCGCCTCATCCAATTCCACTACATTCCTACTCATGTCAAAAATTTTACAATACAACTTTTGATATTCCATTTTTCTGTTATTTCCCATTTTTTAAATTGTTAAAAGCTTTGCCATTTTCTCACTTTCTTCTTTTGCTTTATTTATCCCTTTTTCCGTTACACTTACATCTCTTCTACTTTCCATCCTTTTGTTGTTATTATACTCGTCTATATCATTTACCATTTGTCCAAACCTTTTATAATATCCTTTCGTCTCTCCCATAATCATATGTCCTTTTACAAATTTCCCTGTTTTCATGTCAATTGCACCTTCTTCTTTTGGAGTTATATCTAGTACATTTTTCATGTTTATATAATTACTTTTAATATATTTCAATTATACCATATGGATAGTTGTTGTCAACCCCTTAATCTTGTTTATTCATCATGTCTTTCAAGGTATAATATCTTTCTTTTTTCTTTTTTAATATTTTCTTTCTATTTTTCTTATAGCTTTTACGTTGTGATTTTCTACAAACTTCACGACGTTTATTTAAATCTTTATATGGCATCTTGATTGTTTTTTTCTAATAATTCATAAGACTCTTTAAATGTCATCGGTAATTCCTTTAATCTTTTAATTATTATAAAGAATACAATACTCGTAGTAATCGTTCCTATTATATCTCCGATTATTATTTCTGGTTCAAAGCTCATCTCTTTATTATTGATTATATTTCTCTAATAATTTTGTTATAGGTTTTAAAGCCTCAATGGCTTTTGCTATCTTCCATTTATCCGCTGAAGGAATGCCAGAGTTATCATCCTCATCTATATCCTTTTGATTCTTAATAAGCTGAAGTAATGTATCTAGTCTTAATGTTACAAGGGTGTTTTCATAAGGATCTCTATTGATCTTGAAGGCAAGTAAGGGTTCGTATCCTAGAACATCTAACTTCTCTGCTTGTTTCCACCATTCGGGGATGTGGATGTTCTTATGGTTCTTAGCTTCTATTCCTGCTGTCTTCCCATTTACCATCATAGACGTATCCACATCTCTCTTCTCTCTATTGCCTGCTCCACTAGCACCATCTCTTTTAGCTTTGTCATCTAATCCATATTTGATTATCTGATCTGTTATCCAGGATTCTAGTTTCTTACCCTTCTGTTTTTTTTGGCTTGCTTTCATTTAGTTTTCTTAATTCTTTTACATCTCCAATTTGAGCAATAGATTCTCCACATGCCTTACATCTAATATCCATTGCATATATAGTAGTGTTATTTTGATTTCAATTAATTCTCTATTTCTCCACCCCCTCCGAATTGATTATAATTATCTTCATTGAGAGTATAGATTATCATTCCTTTTATTGCCTTGAGTCCATAGAAATATGATTTCGGTTCTACTTGTAATTCTCCAGCCCAGTAATCTTTCATACATTTTTGAATCTCTATTGAATAGTCAAACACGAATTCAACTTTATTGTGATCTATTTTTTTTGTTTCAATTAACTTGAAATCGAAATATGACAATATTGAAGCAAATGCCATGTCGGTTGTTTTGTAATATTTATCCATTGTGTTGATGTTCTAAATCTTGATTCTCTAATAATAACTTTACTTATATTACCGCATTATAAATCATATATGTTAATAGAGCAGTTGCAATTCCTATAGCCATGAATACTGTTATGTTTTGTAGTGACCAGTCTTTACACCAGCCTTTTATTTCTTCAGTCTCATTTTCTTTCTTTAGTGGTTTCATTGTTTTTTAATTGTTATTTTTTATAATTTATCTATAATATCTCCTTCTTCTATTTTCTTCATCATACTCTTTTTGAAAAGCCTATATGTTTTTTCAGTCATTTTAAGATCTTCGATTATTTGATCTGTCATTTTTTTTGTTATCTCAAGGTTATTATTTGACTTTTCCTCAGGGAAATCTTCCTTGTATCGACTACACCAAATTCCTAAAACCTGTTGCCTTTCATTCATGCCTGCTTCATTCTTAGCTTTCATGAATTGATTTAATGATTCTGGCATCAGTCTTTCTATATCCATTTTTTTATTTTATTAATTTTAATAATTTCTATATGGTTTTTTATAAACTCCACACCCATTCAAGAGCTTTAAATAATAATGTTAATATAATAGTACCAATAAACATAAGTATTATTGCTCCGAATATTTCACCTAGGTTAAATCGTGGTTTCATTGTTGATTATTACTTAATCTTAATTCCTCTTCTTTTGCACGCAAATAATATTTTAATGATCTAGCAATTTCTACCGCTAACTCTTTGGTGTTACGAGCAGTTAATTTATTTTCATATTCTATGGATGTTTCAGCTATTATTTTAGCTCTATTCGCTTTCTCTTCCTGATCAAAGCATTCAAGTAGTTTTTTGTTGTAAATGATCTCGGTATTTTTAATCTTGTCATTAATATTTCCTAGCAATGCCGATGTCATTGTAAGAATTTCTGCTGCCCTATTTGGGGTGAGTTCTGATGACTTAAAAACCTCATCTTGGATTTCTCCTATTAGTTTTCTTGTATTGGATTCCATTGCAATTAAATGTTTCTATAGTTAACATATATCAACTTTAAACCTTAACTTCTACCACGAGCCTCTCAAGAGCAAATGAGAGCGATTAAAAAGGAACGTCAGAAACCTTTATTTCCTCGTTATTCACTTCAGCAATTCTTTTATTAGCAGAAGATACTTCATCCATATCTTTTTCAGTATAATTTTTTCCTTTTGCTTGTTTGATCTTTGCCATTGTTTCTCCAAAATTGGTTATATTATCTGTTGCATCCTGTGGAGACATTAATTCTCCTTTAGTAAACATAAGTTTAAAATAATCGGAAAAATCTCCACCACATTTCTCAACATCTATTGTAGTTTTATAAAAGGATACAGGAGAATTTTGATCAAATAAATCTAAATATCCTATTACAGCTGAGGTGCTTAATGGCTTTGCTTGAATTTTCACTACTTCTTTAGATGCAAAGATATAGAAATAAATATTTTGTATAAATGAAGGCTCAAGATTAAGTTCGTCTTTCATATAATCTTTTACTTCTCTATATTTTCCTCTTGTCATTTCTTCATATGTAGGTTTTTCTTCTCCTTTAATTTGAGTTTTCTTGGTTAGGATCACTTCTTCATTGAAGTTTAATATCTCATTTGTATAATATTGAATTTTTCCTTTCTGTTTTGAATCTGAAAGGTAAGCAGTCTTTGAAAGTATTTGACCAACTAAAGGAACTGGTATTCGTTCTTTCTTGTCGCTTTGTCCTGTGTCTGGATTTCTTACTGATACAAATAAACTTCCAAGTTCTAATTCGTCACCATTCTTCCTAAAGTTTCCTTTATCAGGTTGGTAAAGTTTAACTAATGGAACCTTTGGGATACTATCCCTATCATTCCCTAAAAGCATATTTGCAAGTGCTAAATCTTGTTGATTTACATTTGTTATAGATGTATCGTTCATGATTTTTAGTTAGTTAGTTAGTTAATTAGTTAATTAGTTGATTTAATTTAGTTGTTTTTTAATATGGTTGTGATATATAATACCAGCCACTATTTGGGATATTAATAAGAATAATTGAAGAGTTATCAAGTAAGTAGTTGTCGTTGTGGAAGGTTTAAAAGTGAAGTTAATTAATGTTATTAATACTATCGGAACAAATCCCCATACTCCCCAATATTTACAAAAACGTATCATTATTTCTTTTTTAATTTTAACTTTAGAGAGAAGGGAGTTACCTCCCTATCTTCTATTCCTTTGTCTAATAATTAATAAACAGGATTATCTTCCCAGTATTCAATATTTTCATCATAATTCCCTTCATCTGCATCTTTTATTAACTTTGCTAGGGCTTCTTCTCCTTCTTTTATTCCTTTTTTTATTCCTTTTTCCTTTTCTTTTAGATTATCTATACCTCGTTTTATGTCTCTAATCTCATTCTTAATATTATCCTCTCTCTTTTCTTCTTCATCACTTTCAATTTCTTTTACTAATTGTTCTCCTGTTTTCATTGTTTTCATTATTAATTTTATTATTACTGTTCGAATTTTTTATATCCAAGGCGTCCTTATTAGTGGATAGTCTCAGGTATTTCAAGTTGGCAAAGAATAGATCTATGAAACAATGACTTTTATAAGTCTAATATGCTTGTGATTATTCTTAATTACTTAATGTATTTCTAGTATATACCAAAAAGAAAACAATGTCAAATATTATAATAATTATTATTGTGGAAAGAGAATAAATTCTCCTAGCTCCACATCATAATACTTGCAAAGTTTTGCAAGATTATATAACTTTGGATTCTTTCTTCCTGCTTCTACATTACAAATATAAGTTGAGTTCTTATGTCCCAACTTTTTAGCAATTTCATTTTGAGTTAAACCCGCAACAATCCTTGCTCTTCTTAACTTTTTCCCTAAAATCATGTATGGTATTTTATTAATATGTGTATCTATATTATACCTTTTGAGAATAAAAGTCAAATGATTAAAGACAGTCCTTTTATTTATTTTTTTCTGATTAATGGTATAATAAGATTATCTATATCAGCATGACTGGCTATGTAGTAGTGACGATGAGTATTCTGTTGATATCAACAAGACGCTCCATATAATATAAATTGAGGAGGTGAGCCTAGTCTAATTATGTACTGGACAATTATAAAAAAAATCCCTTCCTATAGCTGTAAAAAGGATAGGAAAGGATCATTTAAAAAATCAGAGAGAAGATCTTTTAAGAATAAGATCCATAAATTTTTATATAATGGAGAATTACTAGATTATTAAATAAAGCCAAATATCAGTATAAACACATGAAAAGAACTTATCAAGAACAAAATGACAGGATGTCCTGGATAATGTTAGCGGGAATATTAGCTCCTTTAGCAGTAATAATAATGATGGGTATAGGATATTTATTTATACTGTTATTGGATCAAATACCACACTGGGTAGAAGATGTTAAAGAGAATGAAGAGAGTATATTAGAAGAGTATTGAGGTGTGAAGAGACGCTATCTTTATCAAGCGTCTCTTTCAATTTCCTAATGCTCCAATGATTCTGTTTAACAGATAATCCATTATGATTTTCTCTGTGTTTATGATCATCAACATGACAGCGTAAACACAAAAGTCTTCCATTAGAGGGGTTTGCATAGCCAGGGTTTTTACGAGAATGATCAATGTGAGAACATTGTAATCTAATCCCAGTAACACCACACTTCTTACAAACACCTTTATCACGAGCCCAAATGACTTCTCTAACATTTCTTGGAAATGCCATTTCGCATCGCCTCCTTTTGGTTATTATAGCATCTTTTTTTTTACTCTAAAATGTGATATAATAAATAAAAGGAGGTAGCATTATGGATTGGACTAAGACCATAAAAGAAGTATCAACCGCTTGGATTGGATATGGCCCTAGAGTCGCTAGAGTAATAGCTCAAGGCGATAAAGTATCCTTCGAAGCTGTGTTACAAAAAATGCCTACTGAGGTAAATAAGGAGGCAACATATGTTAAAAAAAATAATTGTATTTGATTTGATTCTTGTCTTTTTGGTCTTGCTAACGTTTTTAATAGTAACGGCAGTAAAAGGAGAGGAGATATATCATGGAACTAACGCGAAAGAAGCACCTCAAAAACGGATCGGGATTTTGCATCGATAGTCCGGGTTCTCTACTAGGCAATCTATTAAGTGCCTTCAGAGGCATGGATCTAATCGCACGCACATCCCCTAAAGGCGACCGTATAACTGTTGCATCTAATCACGAAATAGTGATAGATGAAGCGTATGATATCGCCAAGGACTTCGAGACATTCTCAAAGGAATGATCCACACACAAGGGACGGACTTGAAACGCCCGCCCCTTTAAACTAATATAAGTTTAGTAGAGAGAAGACTGGTAGTGACCAGTAATGAGTCATGTCACCTCTGTATCCATATATACAAGCTCCTCAACGCATATGGTATGTAAAGTTGGTGAGTAGTTAGGCGGCAGCAAACCTACTATAAAAAAAGTGACCTGCAAGTTAAAGCCTTGCTCTCTCTACTAAGTTTATGATAACTACCCCTTGACGTCATGTACGGGTAGGGGATAGTTCTAATATAATAGAATTATAATAAAAATATGGGGAAATATAAAGAAGAATGGCTCAATGATGTTGATGCAAAAGAATTATTAAGAGGAGATAAAGTTAATATTGTTTTAGCTGAAGCGAAAGATTCTCTAAAAACTTTGATTGAGAATAGTGTACATATAGATAGAAAGGCAAATACAGCTTTAAATATAACGATAGCATTGCTTACAATATTATTTGGTTATTATATCGTAGAATGGCAAAAGGATAACTTTGATCTCATAATACCCTTAACCGTTTTTGGTATTTTTTTATTCATAGCAGCAATAATATTCTTTTTATCTTTAGTACCTAGAAAAGAATTCACAACCGGATATTCTCCAAAGATATTATTATGGAAAGGGTCAAAAGAGATATATAAGGGGAAGGATGGGAAAAAACTAGTTGCTAATATATTTATGAAGTACCAGGAAAGAATAGAGAAAGTAAGGGATGGCAATAAAAAAAGGGCAGTTAGTTTGTTTATCGGTGAATTAATATTTATATTAGCTCCATTGTCATTTGTTATAACTTATTTGATAGTGAGGGAATAATTTATTTTTCTTTAATATTATCTTTTTCAGCAGCTTTAATTTCTTCGGCTTCTTGCAACATATTTTCTTCAAATAAATTTTCTTCTTCTAGCTCATCTTCTTTATTTCTTTCTTCGTCTGTCATTTGGGTGTGAAATTAATTTTAATTTGACAATTTTTGTCAAAGACTTATTCTTTAAATAAGTAGTAAATTGATAAACAAAAACACTTGATAAACTTCTAATATTATGTAAATCTCATCAGTACCTTCAAAAACACTAGAATGTGGAGATGAGGGGTCTTGAACCCCTTGCCGACAAGTCTTGGAAACCCGAGCACCACCATGGCATCCCCACATCCTAGTGTTTTTTTATACAAAAAAATCTACTGTACAGGCTAGCGCTTTGGGAATATCCATTTACGTGAACACCCCCCAAGTATTTGGCTATCTGGGAGATAATCTCTCAAAGCGCCGACCTTTACAGTAGATCAAATTTTTAACAATTTTCTCTATACTTGTGTTTAATTATAGACTTGTAAGTTATTTTTATTATACTAAAATATAGGAAAGAAGGATAGAATCATTTAAGAAATATAAAAGATACAAAAATGGCAAATTTCCAAAAAGCAAAAAATGAAGCAGAGAGGGTTATTGATCAGAATTATGTTAGTGATCTGCCGGTCAGAGTAGAAGATTTTGTAGTTAATTATGGTTATATAGTCAAAAAAGCAGATTTACCTTCAAATATCGCCGGCTTTGTTAATATTGACGAAAAAGCTATATATGTAAATGATCATGATTCCCCTCAAAGGAAGGCTTTTACAATTGCACACGAATTGGGTCATATTGTTCTTCATAAGAAAGATTTGGAGTCTCAACCGGAGATTGGTGTTATGTATAGACGTCCACTTGGGCAAAAAGACCCAGATGAAAAAGAACAAGAGGCAAATTGCTTTGCTGCAAATTTATTAGTTCCTGAAAAACTTTTGAAAGAAGCAATAGCAGAATATAGTCTTGGCGATGACAATGCTGCATTAGCCAGGTTCTTCGCTGTTTCTAAAGAAGTTATTGGATATAGGCGAAAAGATTTGAATATATGAAAAATAAGGATGTACAAATAAATAAAGGAGATCCAACAAATATTTATCTAGACCTTATCTCTAAATGCCAACTAACATTAATATACAACAATGAACAAAGACACTAAAAAAGAAATCAAAGAAGAGGTTAAAAAACAACTAGAGAAAGTTCTAGGGGATAATGAAGTTCTAATAATTGAAAAGGCTTCTAATGGCTATAAGATTAAGTGTATGGACTGGGAAAGAGATGAACCTAAAATGGTAGAAACATTGTTTAAGATAGAACATAATTATGATTCATACGATAGATCTAAAGAATATGATAAAAAAGAGAAAGAAGGAATTAGTGAGATGGTTAGTGAGATACTTTTTTGGATGGGGTATGACTGGGATAAATGGAGGAAAGATAACCCCGAATTAAAATGGGATAATGTAGGAGATCATTATGAAGGCAATGGATAAATGGTGGGTTAATGTAGCCATCTTAACTCAATCGGCTAGAGGGCAGACTGTAAATCTGTTATTGCTTGGTTCGATTCCAAGAGGATGGACATTATATATAGAAGAAATTAAAATCCCTATATATAAAATCTCTAATGAGGTAAAGGGGATACAGAGTTATCCACACTCAAATTAAATCGATACATACATGAATTTAGACGAACAACTAGAAGAATATAGAAGGCTAGTAGACAAACTAGCAGAAGAAGAACCTGAAGAGGTTGAACATATAATGGATATTTTTAATGGTATAAATCCTTTTAAGGATAAGAAAACCCGAAAACAATGATCTAGCAGCATCTATCAACTCGTGAGCTATTAGATAGGTCGCTTGGGACTATTAGATCAATTGCTTTTGGGGAATAGGGTGTTATAATAGAAATAGCTCAACTCAAGGACTTGACTTTCACGTCAAATAGTGTATAATAAAGAAGCTAGTAGGTGTTCGATTAAATTCGAATTAAATGCCGAACCTACAATAGGATTGAAATTTGAATAGAACGGGGGTACAGTTAGAAAGCTATAAATGGATGAGCTTGATGCTAGGTTTACGTACCCTCGTACCGAGTTCAAGCAAGTCCGTTTATAGCTTTTTATATGCCTAAATTATAATAAACAAATGAAATTAACATCAAAAATACGTTTAGATTATCATATAACTACTGAATCTTATAGTGTACACGATCCTGTAGAATCAAGAAGACATGATAGTGAGCGAATAGATTTATATATGGTCAGCTATAATTTCCATGGGGGAACTAATCTTCTAGAGGACATAGATATAAAGATCGCTATTAAAAAATTAATAGACTGGTTCTTTGATAATGGGATAGAAGATTATACTATGGATAGTATGACGAAAACAACAGATCCTGGATTAAAACCTTTATTGGAGATACGAGGAGAATTTCAATGTCATGAATTACCGAAAGGGTTAGAACTCAATAGTTCTTTTAACAATTGAGTGAGAGAGTGGCGGAATAGTAGACGCAAGTATTAGCGTGCTGTAGAGGGCGAAGATTATTTCATGTCCCTTAAAATCAAATCCATGGTTAATTATCTACATGCAAGGTCTTGTCCTTGCCTCTCTCCCTTAGTTTTTAAAACTAAACTCAAATTACTTGTCTTTCTTGAGTATAAATAAATACAAAGGCACAGCTTTAACTAATTAGAATTAATATTAAATAAATGGAAATCTTTTTTGATACAGAGTTCACAGGACTACAACAAGACACGGATTTACTGAGTATAGGGATTGTTGATGAAAATGGTAAAGAGTTTTACGCGGAATTAAATGATTATAGACAAGATAAAATAGATGACTGGTTAAGAGATAACGTGATAGCCAACTTAACTAAAGAGAATGTGGTCGATAGTAAGGAGTTAAAATTACAGTTAGATGAATACTTTTTAGCCTATGACAATGTAGAGATATGGTCTGATTGTCTATCGTATGACTGGGTATTATTTAATCAGATATGGGGACATGCTTTTAATATACCTAAGAATATATGCTATATTCCATTTGATATTTGCACATTATTTAAAGTTAAAGGGATTGATCCAGACGTGAATAGAGAAGAGTTTGCAGGTATTGAAGGGAAGAAACATAATGCCTTGCACGATGCAAGAGTTATAAAAGCTTGTTACGAGAAGCTAAAAGCTAATGATTAGAATTAATATTAAATAGATGGAATATAAGGTTGGCGATAATGTAAAAGTAATAAATACAAAGGTTCCCTATAGAGAGAATGGAAGTGAGGCTAAAATACTAGAAATTAATGATAAAGGGGATGGTATATCTGAAGATAATAATCGTAGATATGAAATCAAATTAATATTTATTGATGACAACGTTATTGCGTTTTATTACCCAGGAGATTTAGAAGCTAACCCTTTACAAGAAACAATAAATAGAGTATATTAAATGTACAAATACCAGCTACAATGACAAAATAGAAGGCCAACGGTGGTCTTACTAGGATAAATAGATTTTCTATTTTGTCCGTAGCTGGACCTAGTAACTACCGTTGGCTTTTTTAGTATTCAAATTACTTACTCTTCTTGAATTAAAATAAATACAAGAGTATCGCTTTAACGCCACTGATTTATCAATTGAATAGAGTAGAAGTGTATAGGACACGCCCGCTGGACCTGCGGGATGTGGCAAAACCTTGAAGCAATAGTTGGTCACGCGACAGGGATTTAAAGTTAGACATAACCACCGCAAGTAACTCCTTGCCTACTCTATTCAATTGATAAACAAACGCTAAAGTTCTTTTATAAATTAAGTGAGAGAGCGATAAGTTAGTTCTTATATGAAAACAAGTCCCAGGTGGAAACTCTTCAGAGACAAATTCCTGGTGGAAACCCTTACAAGGTGCAAATCCTTGCCTCTCTCCCTTAGTTTTTAAAACATTTGCATTAAATACTAATTAAGGTTATAATATACTTAATTGAATAGAACTCCGATGCCAAACGGAGAATAAACTGATACACGAATGAGAACGTTGTTTTTAACGACGATCCTAATCCTTACATATTTGGCAAAAGTGTGTATCGATTTGGATTAGGAGCCGTTAAAAGTAACGTTTTTTTTATATTCTAATAAATAAAAATAATGACAGGGGTCATGTCTGAAGGTTATGGAATCTTACCTAAAAAGATTCTAAAAGATAAAGAATTATCGAGTACAGCAAAACTTTTATATGTTCTTATAAGTTCATTAACTGCTAAAACAGGATATTGTTATGCAAATAATAAATACTTGGGAAAAGAAATGGGCATTAGTGAAGTACAAGTATCGAACACCATTAAAAGGCTAGGCAAATACCTAGTAATTGAAGATCCAAAGTCTCATAAAAGGATAATCAACCTTAAAGAAAACTTTAAGGAACCACAAAGAAAACTTAAAGGTTCCTTAAAGAAAACTTTAAGGAACCACAAAGAAAACTTTAAACATAATAGTATAAGTAATAATAGTATAAAAGAAGAAGAAGGAAATTCTCCTTCTTTGGAAGAACCCACATACGTAACAGATAGAACGAGCATAAAGGAAAGTATTGGTGTATTAAAGGCGCAATTAGGGGAGAAAGCTATACAAACGGCTGATAACTATAAGCCAGACCATGATCCACCTAACAAGCACAAGAAAAGGAGAAGCCGTTCCGAGTTACAATTATGTTATGACTATTTGTTAAGGGAAGGAGCGAGATTATTTAAGATAGAGGGGTGGAATCCAGGACCGCAACGAAAAGCTATTCGGGCGATAATAGACAGATATCCTGATAAGTCAATTGAATATTTTAAAAAAGAAATAATAGACAGGGCAAACAAAATGATTGAAGCTGGTTGGGTAGATGTATATGATTTTTCTAATCTAAATATACACTGGCACAAATTTGGAGAACAAAAGGTTGTTGGCAATACAACTGAATTAAAGACAGCAGAGGAACTTCTAAAAAATTAAAATATAATTTAATTTAATGATCAAACAGATAAACGAAATTCCAAAATGTATTGAGACGGAAAAAGCGTTGTTGGGATGTCTAATGAATAATCCCCAAGAAGTTATAACACAAGTAAATGATCAAATAACTTTTGATGATTTCTGGGATATTACATACAAGAATATATATAAGTCTGCTGAGTTTATTTATAAAAGAGATGGGAGTGTAGACATAGCGGTATTAAGAGAGAATACAAATATCAAGGCAACCGTATTGGCAAGCATATTAAATTATCCTTTTTCTTTAACTGAGATTCAAGATTATATCAAGAGGATAAAGAACGCTTCTAACCTTAGAAAGTTAATAAATGCAGGGGCAAAGATACAAGAATTGGGGAAATCGGAAGGGGACATAGATAATATCTTACAAGAAGGGACAAAGTTATTGTCAGATATTGACTACAAAGAGAATGACAGGCAGAAGAACATGAATGAGATGTTAACGAATGCAATGCAAAGATATGAGGACAGGGTAAAGAATAAGGGAATGATTGGGATACCAAGTGGCTTTATAGATCTAGATAAATTGATACACGGATTTAAGGAAAGCACTATGACGGTAGTAGCAGCAAGACCAAGTGTAGGGAAAACATCTTTTGTCTTAGACATGATTAGAAATATGATTAAAAAAGGATATTCGGCAATAATATTTAGTTTAGAGCAAAGTTATGAGGAGCTTATCGATAAACTTATATGTGCGGAAGGGGATATAGATCTTTGGAGAATGAGGGGTGGGAAAATAAATGAAGAAGTTGAAGGACAATATTCGGAAGCCCTTGGGATACTAGGGGATTGTAAATTAATTATAGATGACAGTAGTGCTATAACTCCAAATCATATTCGAACTACCTTGAAACAACAAATGGAGAGGCAGAAAATAGATATAATAGTAATTGATTATTTAGGATTGATGATGGCTGGATATAAGACAAATAATATAACAGAAGAGATAACAAGGATTTCTCAGCAACTAAAATCAATATCAAAAGAGTTTAGGATTCCAGTGATTGTTATTTCTCAATTGAGTAGGAATATAGAACAACGGGGAGACAAGATGCCTAGATTATCAGATCTTAGAGATTCGGGATCGATCGAACAGGATGCTGATATAGTAATGTTTATTACAAGGGAATTTCAAAAACCAGAGGGTCAAGATTTATTTGATGTTGATATACAGATCCTCAAACATCGTGCAGGACCGATAGGGTTAGCACAATTATTATTTGATCCAAGCACTACAAGCTTCAAGAATAAAGTAAAACATGATGGTCCTTCATTTTAGGAATTAATTAAACAGGTAAGGAAACATGACTAAAGGAGAATATATTGAATGGACAAAAGAACTAGCAGGGTTTTGTAGATGGTTTCAAAAGAAATATAACACAGAATCTTTTCATTTAGGGAAATTTGAGAGAGGGGAATATTTTATAGTTAGTCCTGTATTGGATAAATTAGTAGCAAATAGAGGGAAGAGATGGCCAGGGGATAATATAATAAAGATAAAAGAATTCAAAAAACAAGCACCTGTTTTAATATAAAATAAATCAATTTTTTTCCAAAGTTTTTCAAACGGTAAAATGAACGACCTAAGACACCGCATGGATAGTAGAGATACAGCCCTTTAAAATATTTGACATTGTTTTCTCTTTGGTATATACTTAATTCATAATCAATTAAATAAAAAAACAAATGACTAGAGGTACGGGTTATATAATACAAGGGGATAAAAAAGGAAAGATTAAAATGTGGCAAACATGCGAATTTAATGGAGATATGTATAGGGAAAAAGAACATGGACATGGGGATAAATTCCTAAAAATGTTATCTAAAGTGGACGGTAAAGATAGTTTATTACAAATGGCTAAAGATTTTGACAAAGAAGAAGGGTTTGATTATCAAGAAAATTATAAAAATCATTTTAAAATATCAGAACTTAAGATTAAAGAATTAGAAGAACTTGAAATAGACTTTAACATAGATTATTTCGAAAGATTCTTTTCAGACTGGGTTTTTATAAAAAACACGACGTCTCTGAATTTCAAATTAATTACTGAAGACAATAAAAAGATCTTTTTACATAAAGAAGAAAGCATAGCTTTAAATTTTGGGAATATTGAGGGTCATTATAAAATAAAAGCTTCAAACCTATGATAACTAAAGAACAGATATCACAACAGATTCAAGCATTAGATGAGAAATATTGTGGGGATGGAATACCAGCCTTAGAGATATATCAAGCATTTGAATGGGAAAGGAACAGACAGATGGTACAAGTTAAGAAATTACAGGATAATTTGTGGAGGGATAAAATGGAAAAGTTGGAACTAGAGCATCGAATTCAATTATTAGTAGAAGAGATTGATGAGTTGAAAAATGGGGTGGATACCGAACCGAAAACAACGGAAGAACTAATGGACGATGAGTCATCTCAATCAATATCGAATAAGAATGTTTGACATTATTACCCCTTTGGTATATACTGTATATAGATAAGGTTAATCTAGATCACCTAGCGAGCTTCCGCAGTTCGAGGATAAAACAAAAGATTAATCGGGTAACAACTCTATAATTAAAATAAACAAACATGGTTACATTTCAAGAGTTAATGGCAAAGATGGTAGAGAGGGGAAAACTTTCTAAAGAAGGAGCAGATTGGATGACAATAGAATTAAGAAAAGCAGAAGCAATAGAGAGATTAAAAATCTTGAAAAAGAAAAGAGTTCATTTAGAACAATGGGAGCAAAAAGCGGAATGGGATGGAAATGTATTAGTATTGGATAGGTTGACGTAGGTGAGGTGTTAATCAAAAAGAGGTATGAAATATCAACTTCGGCATTAAAGCCTCGCTAACATTATCGTACGAGCTAGAAACGTATAATAAGTATAACTTATAATTAAGAAAATGAAACAATGAACTTTAGATTTAATAAAAAGGATAAAGAGAAATTGGTAGGAGTGAGATTGAATTTGAAGGATTGGAACGAGCTAAATGAGATTGCAAAAAACGAAAAGGCTACTTTAGCTGAGATAATAAGAGTATTTATTGAAGAAGCAAAAGAGGAATATAATAATTTAGATAAATAACATAATGAATAATCAAGATTAAAAACTTAGCTTGCAGGAGACAAATATTAAATTAACAAAAATTGTTTAGTTGTTGTTGTTATTATTAGAATGTTTGTTCTATCCTAGACCCTTAGACCTCCTGCAAGTTAATTCTTTAATTAATAAACAAATGACAGACAAACTACTAAGAGGATATTTCAAAGCAAACATGATAATAATACCTCCATTATGTTTAGTGGGATTTATTATATCAGTTCAGGGAGATATGATATGGGAAGGGATAGTATTATTATTGATAGCGGTAGGGCATTTCTTCATTTCAAAATCATTATATAATAATATAGATAAGATATGAACATCATAAAAAGGCTAGAAAGAACAATCAATTCAGAGGTAATATTCTGTTGGAATAAAAAGATCAACTTAGAGACAGCAAAGAAAATAACCAAAATACAAAAAAAGATAAAAGAGATATTACCAGAGGGATGGAATTATGAATATCATACAAACAAAACTAATTATACAGAGCATATAATTGAGAAGAAAGACGGGAGTTTAATTGATATATTACATAACACAGAAAAAACATGAACATAAAAAGAGAGGACGCATATCCTAACATAACAGACTTAGCACGCGCACAATTAAGCAAATCAGATAAACAGCCTATAAGAATGGATATAAACAAGCAATTAAAGATTTTAAAAGGAAGTTCCTTGAAGATAAAAGGGATGATCTGTATTTAACTACAAAAAAAATGTTAGAAAATAAAACAATGAAAAAGAGAATAGAATTTCTAGTAAATTATAAGCCTCCTATATCTAAACTGGGAAAGGAAATGGTTGGCGTACTTAGTCGCATGGATCTAGGGATAAGTGGTGTAGAGTTACCACCAACAACAGAGAACTGGAGCTGGTCAACTACCGAGAAGGTGGATAATGAATATATTAAGAAGATGAAAGGAGTAATTCAAGAAGCTATCAATAGCCAAGGTGGTGAATTAATAAAAGTAAACTATTTACAATGACACTCCATCAAAAGTTAGTTAACAGAGCCTACGCAAACAAAAGGCTCACCAAAAGAGAATATAGTAATCTATTAAAAGTAATAGATAAAGGAGACCTAGGGAGTGAGCAAGAATTTAAGATGATAGTTAACAAAATTAATAGATAATAACATTGATAATTAGAGTTTTATGGAGTAGTGGCGGAATAGTAGACGCATATATGAAGCGGATTCCAGTATAGTTACACTGTGGCGCAACGGTAGCGCTTAGGGGTTTTCCCCTGCGGTTGTAGGTTCGAGTCCTACCAGTATGTAACATGCAAGGTCTTGTCCTTGCCTACTCCATTAAGCTCTAATCATCACAAAAACAAAAAAAACATGAATTATAATATAAAATTAATAAATAGACATGAAAGAATTAAGATTAGAGTTAAAAGTTGGGGAAGTTTTTACAAAAGAAAAGTCTGATAAGCTCATGGAATATATTAGAATACTTATTGATGGAGAGCGAAACTTATGGAAGCCTATAAGTAAAAAGAAGAGTTTATTGTTTAAGGATAGATTGCTTAATTTTATGTTGAATAATGACACAAATGAAATGTCGTTAAGGGAGATTAGTAGGGCAGTTGGTGCAAAATATCCACAGAAGACGAAACACCACCTTAATCGGCTTCATAAAGCAGGGTTAATAAAATAGTAATAAAATTAATAATTAATAAATAATAAGATGGATAAATATAAATTAACAGAAAACAAAAGAGAAGTATTTGGAATAACATTATTCCAAATAGAAGCATGTATTTCGTTTGGTAGTATTAACAAGGGAGAAAGAGGTGGATGGATAGAGAAGGAAGAAAACTTGTCACAGGAGGGAGACGCAAGGGTTTCTGAAAACGCATGGGTTTATGGAGACGCAAGGGTTTATGGAAACGCAAGGGTTTATGGAAACGCAAGGGTTTCTGAAAACGCAAGGGTTTATGGAGACGCACAGGTTTATGGAAACGCAAGGGTTTCTGAAAACGCAAGGGTTTATGGAGACGCACAGGTTTATGGAGACGCAAGGGTTTATGGAGACGCAAGGGTTTATGGATACGCATGGGTTTCTGAAAACGCACAGGTTTATGGATACGCAAGGGTTTATGGAAACGCAAGGGTTTATGGAAACGCAAGGATTTCTGGAAAGATAAAATTATTGGCAGGATTTTTCTTCGAGATGAGAAATAACAAAGAAGATATTAATTATAAAGAGGTAGATGAAGAAACGGAATTGATATATAAAGGGGATGCTAAGTTTGGTGAAGAAGAAGATGGTGAGGTTGAGATAAAAGTAGAAGGAAAAACAGTGAAGATAAGTCGTAAAAGTGCAAAAGCACTAAACTTGATTTAACAAAATTAATAAATAATAAACAAAAATAACATTGATAATTAGAGTTTTATGGAGTAGACCTGCGCAGGCCATGGTAAAGCTATACTACGAGCGTAGCGAGCAAGTTCGAACCTTGCATGCTCCATTAAGCTCTAATTATTACAAAAACAAAGGTTCAAAAATACTAATATATGAACTACTAGATAGTTAGTTGGTATTATACGAACCACAAAAAAATATGTATAAAATTAAACATACGAGTATTAGTAATTTAAATAGACAGAACAAGAAACGTCTTAAAAGAAAAAAAGAAAGTAAAACCCTAGCATTAACAGCAATAGCTACAATGCTAATTGTATTCATAGCATTAAAAGGAATAGACAAAATAAATGATTATCAGAATAAGGTCATTGAAGACGGATTACAAAGAACAATGGATAGAGAAGAAAGCCGAAGGAATGTATCCGAAATTAATGAAGCAATCGTATATGCTGAAGAAGTATATCAAGAGGTACAGGAGCGAAAACGTATTGAAGAAGCTAAAAGAATCGAAGATGAAAGGCTTGAAAAGATACGTAAGGAAGCTGAAGAGAAAGCTAAGATTGAGGCGGCTAAACTTAAAGTTAGGGAAGAACAGGCGTCTAGGATTAAACTTGCAAAGGTAAAAAAGAAAACAGTACCTAAAGCGGTTAGTGGAAATATTCCCCAAATTATAAAGGATGCTAGTCGAAAATACGGAGTGAGTTATAATTTGATGATGAGAATAGCTAGATGTGAAAGTTCATTGAATCCGAGAGCTTTTAATGGAAAGAATAAGAACGGGACATGGGATGCGGGATTATTTCAGTTCAATTCTTGCCATGGGATTTCAAAAGAGAGGTTATTTGATCCTTATTATAATGCAAACTTAGCAGCAAGCTGGTTGAAAAATGGGACTAGCCCTTGGAATGCAAGTAAGCATTGCTGGAATAAATAATATATAATTAAGTAACAAAGAAGATGTTTGGCATAAAATCAGCGAGTAGACAGATAAGTGCAAATACAAGACAAGCGGGAATGGATATTGAAGAGTCAATTGACACTGGAGCAGTGCAAGTATCTAGTGCTATTAATAAGCAAACCAAATCAATTGATAAACAAACCGAGGTAATGGAAGAGGGGGGTAGGGAAATAGCGTTAGCTATCTTAGATTCCTCTTGTTCAAATAAAGTTATTGAAGATTTATACGAGCTAATTTCGCAAGCTAAAAAAATAGAGCACAGTTCTTGGATGTCGTCTAATTATAGGGAGAAAAGAAATACATATACTGTCAATATACAAGATGTTCAGATAATTCTTAGTATATTTAGTTACCTTAATGTGCCAGGGTATACTTTAACTATGGAGATAGAAGATGAAAAGATTGACCTGACATTAAGGACACCATACCAAAACAAATGTATCTTAAACGCAATCAAAAGGAAGAAAGGAGCATTGGATATTAGGGAGAAAATAACACAACCCAAGTAGTAAACTAATATATAATTAGTAATAAATAGATGAAAGTAAAATACGAAAGTCCTAAATATAAAGTTGGAGATATAGTAATATGTGGAACTGAGAATCCATATATGACTAAAATCATTTATGCAAGGTACGAGAATGGGAGTTGGCACTATTTTCTAGAGACGTTAAAGGAAGGTAGAGCAACAGGTTTGAATATACCTATGGTGGTATTTGATAATGGGATTCTAGAGAGAGTATCGTAGGTTTTAACTAATAATAAAAAGATGAGTAGTTATGAAAAGTTAAGGGATATAATAATAGAATACTTTGATTTACGAGAAGAGGGTGTTCCCAAAAAAATGAGAAAGAAGACGAAGCGGATGAGAGAACTTAAACATATTACGTTGCCATTAGTTTTGCAGTTTTTAGAAATGGAGAAGATTGCAGTGTTAAACTATTCTTATAGAGAGGGTTATGTGTTTTACGATAGCAAGGGAAGTCATCTTAATATTGGTTGGGAGATGCTAAGCGATGACAATAGGGAGCTTACGTTACAAGATCAGTCCGTAGAGTTTATGGATAACGTATTATACTTAATGAACAAAGGTAATATATAATTAATAAGGTATATAGAATTAAAAGATAAGATAATTATATACAAAGAAAAAAAGATAACGAACTTTGATATATTAAAATTAATAAAATGAAAACATGCAACAAACAACGGCAATAATGTTACAAGAAGACGAGTTAAAATTAATACTTGAATCTTTAAATGAGAATGAGACGCATGCAACCAATAATATTTATAAATCGAGAAGGATAGAAGCATTGAAAGTTATTATAAAACAAACAATTAAATGTTTTTGAACGGTCTACGATTCAAGTTCAAAGGTAATATATAATTAGTAATAAATAGATGAAATATAAACTAGGAAAAAACGTACAAAAAGGTGATAAAATTTTGTTAGCAGGGAAATGGTATCAGATAGAAGAAAAGCTTGATGGATGTGTAAGTGTAGATAATGGCGGACAAGTTGCTTATGGAGAAGAAATTGAAGGTTGGAAACGTAGAGGAATGGATACTGAGGAGTATCTAGAGTTTACCAGGTCAACTGAAAGAGTTATGAAGTATCTATACGATTATCATAATCCACACACAATAATTACCATAAATTGTAACTCTGCGGAAATCTTAGGAGGGCAAAGGATGCACAAAACAAATAAATATATAAAAGATTGATTAATAGGATGGATATTTAAGGCGATCTATGAAATACTCGGAGATTAAAGTAATGAGAGGGAGGAAATACGAGAAAAGATTGCTAAATTGGAGAAAGAATTAAACGCAAGGGATGTTCATTATTAGACGACTCAAGTAGTAAGGTAATAAATAATTAAAATTAAGAAAAAAATATGGATAAGAAGAAAAAAAATATTAGGGTGCCGGTAAAAACACTAAACATTAAAAAGATTAATGTAAAAATAGGTGGCAAGTCATTAATAACTCATCCCTTTAGCGAAAAGGCTAAAAGGCAAATGAGAGAAAAACAAGCAGGACCCACAAAGAAAATAGGAAAAAGGGATGCAAGAAAACCTAAGGAGGAATTTGAACATGCTTTGCATATTTTAAAACCAGGAAAGTTTGAATATGTAGAGAATGGAGAAGATTGTGGTCTTGGAGAAGTTAAATTTAGTGGTAAAGCTGGATTCCCGGCAGTAGGATTTAAGAAAGCTATTGTTGGATCAGCTAGATATGTAGATAGTCTTCCCATGACAGTCCTTAGAGGTTGTCTTTTTGTAAAGGGAGATGAGGAGACAATCAATGATCTAGTAGAAATAAGTTATAAGAAATTAATTATGCGTGAAGATGCTGTAACAGTGGGAAATGGTTCACAGGATCTTAGGTATAGGCCAGAATTTAGGGATTGGTCAGCAGAATTATTAGTGGAATATAACGCAGATGTTATGAGTGTTGAGCAAATTACAAATTTAATAAACTTGGCGGGATTCTCTGCTGGTATTGGTGAAATGAGACCAGAACGAACAGGAGGGAATTACGGGCAATGGTTTCTTATGAATTAAGATTAAAAAACATGACAAATAAAAAAATAGTAGTATCTACTGTACAAAAATCATTAGCTAAGATTGGAGGAGGAGCTGGATTTATACGTCCAGAAGATGTCCTTGCAGAGGCTGAAAGCCCAAAAAGTCTTCTTCATGATTATTTTGAATGGGAAGATAATAAGGCAGCAGAAGGATATAGATTAATGCAAGCCAGGTGGCTTATAAAAAGTGTAAAGGTAGAAATAGAAGGAGAAATAACTACGGCATATAAAAATGTACGCATTGAAACAGAGGATGGTAAACAAGAACGTGCGTATGTTCCAACTGTTCAGGTATTTAACAATGAGGACTTAAAGACTCAGATTAGAGCGGATGCTTTAGGAAGGTTAGAACATTGGCAAAAACAATATGAACAATGTGATGATCTTCAGGCATTAATAGATAAAAAGGGCATGAAGGAAATGCGAAAGAAGTATAAAAGCTAACAGTAACGAAGGATATGGCAAGTTTTTATATGGCAGATACGTTCAGGTGAGTGCGTTATGTAAGGGTCAGCAAGGCAAGGGAATGTTAAGGCAGATGCGTTTTGTATGGTTCGTTCCGAAATGATTCGTTGACTTTCGGTTTTATTAAGGCAGATGAGGATAGGAGTGTTTTTCTTCGCAATGGGGTGGAAATATGGGGAAATATTAAGGCAGATGTGATTTAGCATGGACAGGTATGACACATTCCGTAAAGATTTGGCAGATGAGGTTCGGTGCTCTAAGTCCGTTAGGGTAAGGTCCGTTTTAATGGGATAAGGCAGATAAGGGTGGCTGGGGAGTGATTAGGTTAGCTACTGTGTACTTAGTTAAGGCGGATAAGATGCGATTGTTATGGATTGGATGGTTCGGCAGTGGTCGGTACGGTAGTAGGAGATCAGGCATAAATAAGGCAGATAAGGTGCAAATGCTATGTGTTGGTACGGTCCGGAAACGGTTAAATACGGCAGATATGGATAGCTTAGGCATATCAAAACTAGGGGGGGGTAAGGATTCCCCTCTCTAGTCAGAGGATATCATGGAGGGGGGGGAGGTGTATTAGCAGTTGTTCTTGTAGAAATAGGCACAGCAATATTTATTTTGGAATAATTAATAATAATAAAAAACATGGAGAAAATAAAAGGATGGAGAAACCAATATGATAAAGACTTTGATGACGTTGGGCGTGTAATAGTATTTGAAAAGTTTATTCAAGGGATAGGATTTGGATTTACACCAGCACATGCAAAAGAACATATTAAAGAAAAAGAAGAGAGATATAATAAGGAAATAGCAGCAATGAAAGAAGCGTTTGAATTATGGAAACAAGAATTTAAAAGCTAACAAATAATAGATAGATGAAAATAGTAAAAAGTAAGCATCGAGGGTTAGTTCATCAAAGAGCAAGTTGTCTTGAGTGTGATTGGATGAATGAAGAATATATTGATTGTGAGGCCAGAAAGGAGGCAAAGAAACACGTATTGAGGACAGGGCATAGGGTACAACTGGAAAGTGGTATTATGCGACAATATTATTTAATAAATAGCTAACAAATAAATAAAATGGATATAGAGAAAATAAAAGAAAATATAGAACTTGTTATTAAAAAGTTAAAGTATATGAATGAGAAAGATGCGGTGCTTCAAGAAAAGATAATATTTATGGGCATAGATGATTTAATAGGAATCCTAACCTTTCGACAAAAAGAGAAGCTAAAAGAGATATCAGAAAAGATAGATTCTATGATTACGGATCAAGGCACTGAATTCAGTCTAGGTTACGATCAGGCCATAGTAGAAATTCGAGCTTTAAAACTATTAAATAAATAAAACATGAACAAAAAAGAAGAGATTAAGGCGGCAATTAGAATCCAGTTCAAACAAGCAGTAAATGAGGCATGGGCTAATGGAGCAGACAGAGTTATTGTTTTACCATCAGCTGAAAAAAGAGAGAAGAATATTTGTGATTTAATAGATGAATTAATAAATGAAACAGATACTCCCAAAAAAAAGAATTAAGAAAGAATCACTATTGATAAAGATAATAATGTGGATAATAATAGTTCCATTATCTATAATAATAGCGGTTCCAATCACAGTAGTAGTTACTATTTATTTAATTAGATTTGCATTTACATGAGGAGGACAATAAATTGGATAATAGTAAGATATAAGATATTGAAATTGCGCATAACCATTAGAAGATTAAAGAGGAAAGGAATTTTAAAATAAATATGAGGGGGTAGCTATTCCCTTACCAAGGGCATAGCTAGGAACAAATCTTACAAAGGTTTGTGGAGGTTCAAATCCTTCACCCTTTCGTCAAACAGCACATTACAAAAGGAGGTGAGATTTCTTATGAGAAGACTTACAGCATTATTGATGATACTAGGCGTGGTTATATTGGTAGCTGGCTGCGAGATAAAAGCCAAAGATGATCGCAAAACGATCAAGCGTAACCCAATACGGCCCCCGTACCATCAAATCGCAATGACTTACTATCGACACATTAAGTTGGTATAAGTTAAAGGCTTTGACAGGTGTGCCTTTGAACACCTGTCACTTACAATTAAGGAGGATAAAAACATGAACATTGGAGTAGATTTCGGAGCAGTGATTCAGAAATATCCAGAAATCTTTAAACACCTATTAAGGTGGCATAGGAATTCTGGTGACGTGATTCATATGTTACCGGGTCGAGATTATCATAAGTATTACGAAGGCACAGATAAAGAAATCCACGAGCAAGTAATGGCAGCGTATAAGGATAAGTTCGATACCTTTGAGATACCATATGATTTTCTTATGCCTCATGACAACGAATCACACAATGGACATTGTTTTAAGGGTAAGTACTGTCGCGATCACAAGATAGATGTCATGTACGAAAACGAAGAAAGATATTTTCGAGATATCCAGAAGTGGTCGCCAGAGACCAAATTAATCAAAGTAGATTAATAGGGTCTTGGCAACATTCCCCTCCAAAGAAAGTTGCTTTATCACTAATTTAAAAACAATGAAGGTATTAGAACAAATAAAAAGGAATTATAAAGACTTTGGATATGTGAGTGTGTTGGAACATAAAAGGCAGTGGGTTTTTGCATCTAATAGTGAGATGCGTACAGATATGGTAAGTAAGAAATTTAGAAAGAATTTAATATTCTTTAAATTTGATAATGTCTTGGGTGATTTTAATGAAGGGGATATTGAAATAGTAGCCACAATACCCGCAATGGAACTAGCAGGGAAGTTTAAAGTTGGGGATAAATTTAAGCTAAGAAAGTGGGATCCAAATGCGTACAAGGTTATCCATGAGGTGTGTTCGTTTGATGTTAATGCTAAGACTGGAGAAGTAGCGATAATGGACGACAAGCAAGATCCATATTCATTAACCGAAATAGAACCATATTACGAGGAGGAGCTAAAAGAGTATAGTCCTAGAAATATAATAATGGAGAAAGAATTAGAGTTTATTGAATCCTTTGCCGAGCATCATACTTTGACAAGGTCTTTGGTGGCTCAATTTGTAGAATTTCAAGAAGACATAAAGAAGCTAAAAAGCATATAAATTAAATATAATTAAGAAAAAAATAATGAAATATAAAGTCATAAAAGAGTTCATGCCTGAGGAGAAGTGGAAAGATATTACAAGTTATGAAGGTTTATATCAAATAAGTAATAAAGGAAGAGTCAAAAGTTTAATAAACAATATAATACTCAAATTATACGATGATAGATATAACACTGTTTTTTTAAGCAAAGGGAAAAAGCAAAAATGTTATTTAGTACATAGATTGGTGGGGAAAGAATTTATTGAGAATCCATTAGGGAAATTAGAAATAAATCATAAAGATGGGAACGGGTTAAATAATAATGAGGGGAATTTAGAGTGGTGTACTAGAGCAGAGAATGTGAGACATACTTATAGGATCTTAGGAAGAGAGAAAACTAATCCGACCAAAGGGAAGTTTGGCAAGTTGCATTTTAGAAGCAAATTAATATATCAATATGATTTAATTGGGAACAAAATAGCCGAATATTGGGGAGGTAATGAGGCTAAAAGAAAGACGGGATATACTCAATCGCAGATAGCAAAAGCTTGTAGAGAAGGGAATGTTGTTTATGGTTATAAATGGAAATATATAAATTAATTTAAACTTATGAGATATCGAGTAAAAATTGCTTTCTTCCCTGATGTAATTGTAGGGCAAATTATAGAAAGATCAGGACACGACGGTTTATTTAGGGTCCATTGTCATAGTAATGTCAATGAGTTTAATCTGCAATATATAAAATCCCACCCAGAAATCTTTGAGCCAGTAGAAGAGAGGTGGAAGCCTATAGCGGGTTGTGGCTATTATTCTGTTTATGTAGAAGGGGAAGATGACATTAATATGCACATTAGGGAGGCTGGGACTAAGTATTTCGATCGAAAATATGACATTGGCAATTGTTTCGAAACAGAAGAACAAGCCTCGGAGGCAACAAAAAGAATTAAGGAATTATTACTTAATTATCACGAAGAAATCAATGAAAAAGAAGACTAAACATTTCAATGAGGACAAACCCTCCGCATTAGGTATGGGGTTAGTTAATAATCCATATGTAGAACCTAAAGAAAAGAAGGATCCACTAGATAAAATAGCTGGAGACTTTACAGAAGGATTTATGGAAATAAGTTGGAAGGGGATTTGGAAGAAATATATAGCTCCGATACTGAAATTCTTAACCATGGTTTTGATTATAGTAGGTTTTATATTACTTTTAACTTCAAACTTAAGGAGCACATAATGCTAGTAGAGATAATTGGATATGTAGCAGCACTATTAATCTCAACAATGGCTATCCCTCAAATGGTAAAGGCCTATAAGTCAAAAAGCACAGGGGATATATCAATAATATCCCTTGTAATGAGACTTACAGGAACTATGCTCTGGATGGTATACGCTATATCGAATAGCTTATGGCCTATGATTATAGGAAACGTTGTAATAACAATAAATTACAGCATCCTTATCTGGCTTAAGCTAAACTATAAATAGGATCTTTGCTACTTTCACCTCTAAAGAAAGTAGCTCTACAATAATTAAACTAAAATAATGAGGGAAATAAAGTTTCGATGGTATTCAAAAGAATTAGGAATGAGTAAAGGTAAGCTATTAGATAAGTTTATAGATCATAATTCAGGGAACGATATATTAGATTTTGAAGAGGCAACGATAGAAAAGCATGAGTTGAATGACTTGTCCGGTCCAATACAATACACAAATTCAGTCGATAAGAAAGGAAAAGAAATATATGAAGGAGATATTGTAAGGTTTTATGAGGGGGATCAAATTAAATGGGATAGGTTAAGAGTTCAATGGGACTGTGATAGGTGGGGTTTATTCGATGGTATTTGTAATGAGGAATCATTAGACATTAATCAAGTACAGATTATAGGTAATATATATGAAGAATTAGAAACAAAATAATTACAATTAAACTAAATATATGTTTCAGGGGATGTTTATTTTAATGGAATTAGGATTGACAATTCTAGCAGTAAAGCAAAACCTTAAGACAAGAATGAGTTATAGATTTCGAGGATAATGTGGTATAATATATATATCAATCTGGTCGATTGGTATTTATAAATTTAACAAAAATTAGTTTTGGTTGATTTTGTACTTAGGGAGTGAACTGTTTTTGAAGATTTAATAATGTTACATCTTTTTGACCAATATTGGTGCACAATTTCTTCTAACTGAGCTATTCGTATAAGATAGGAAGGCTCTAGAGCGTCTCATCGTTCTTCAGTACCCTTTCAGCATACGGTAGGTTGGTGATAAGAAATATACTAAACAGGCTAGAGTTTTTAAACTCTCGTGGGCCTGTTTTTTATTTTCATTGTATATGTTTTATGGTATAATAGGTATTAATAATTATTAATTATAATATTATGGAAGAAGAAAGTTCGGATGCTTATTATGGAGAAGATGATTTGGGAGATGACGAATTAGACATTGATTGGTTAGATGAAGTAGACAAAGAGAATAATAAATAAATCTTGAATAAAAAGGGATAAATATTAATTAAAAATCAATGAATAATCAAAGGATAATATATCAAAGGACAATATTAGAATATCTTAAGTATAATAATTATCTATCCAAAGTAAAGGATTGCAAATTTTGCACGCTTGGAGGGCAACAAGTACTCCATAAATATACATATTGGACATTAATAAGAAATAAGTTTCCTTGGAAGACATGGAAAGAACATAATATCCTTTTGTTAAATAGACACATAAAAAATATAGATATAGAGGAGTTAAAGAGAACCGAAATACAAGAGTTCAATGAGATAAGAATAAAACATCCAGAGCATGTAGTAATGCACACAGCTCCAAAGACAATCAAAGTAGATCACTTCCATTATCATCTTTGTAAATGAATAAAATAGATCATCCAAAACATTATAATCAAGTACCAGAGATAGAATGTATTGATGTAGTGGAATGGTTTAATTTTAATTTAGGTAATTCTGTGAAATACATTTGGAGAGCAGAGTTTAAAGAAAATAAGGAGGAAGATCTAAAGAAAGCAATTTGGTATATTAATAGAGAATTGAATAAAAACAAGGAATGAATTTAGATAAAATAAATAATTTAATAGAGGAGAAGTATGTCTCAGTGCAGAAACACCCTATTGAAGATTTATATATCTATAACTATACACACAAGGCTCAATTCGAGGGGAAATGGGATAAGGAAATAAGGATATGTAGGGGATTAATTTTAGATGGGAATAGTGATATTATAGCTAGACCCATGGAAAAATTTTTTAATTATGAAGAGGTCGAAGTTAGGGATATTGAAATACCTAAAACAGATTTTAAGGTTTATGAAAAGTTAGACGGCTCGTTAATAATTTTATTTTATTATAAACATAAATGGCGAGTAGCTACGAGGGGAAGCTTTACTTCAGATCAGGCAATAAAAGCCCGGGAATTATTAATAAATTATCAGCAATATATAAACAAATTTAATAGAAATTATACATATTCACTAGAAGTTATTTATAAATCGAATCGTATTGTATGTGATTATGGAGAAGATGAAAGGCTAGTATTATTAGCAGGAATAAATATAGAGACAGGCAAAGAAATAGATATAATGAATATAGATTATCCTGATAAGCCAGAAATATTGTCAGGAGTTAAAGATTACAAAGAGATTAAGGCAAAAGAAGAAAAGAATAAAGAAGGATTTGTAATTAGATATGAAAATGGATTCAGATTGAAGGTTAAGTTTGAAAATTACAAGCGTTTGCATTCTATGTTGACAGGGATGACAGCACGTAAGATATGGCAAGCTTTAAAAGATAAAGAAGAGGTAAGTAAATATTTGGAAAAAGTACCAGATGAGTTTTATAAGTTTTTTAAAGACAAAGTAAAAGAAATTGGGAATAATTATAAGGAGATAGAGAGTAAATCAATTGAATATTATAAAGAGAATAGGGGACTAGATCGAAAAGAATTAGCAATTAAAGTAAACAAAGAAAAGGATAAACGAATAATACCGATTGTATTTAGTCTTTTAGACAAAAAGGATTATTCGGAAACAATATGGAAGATGATAAAACCAAAACATGAAATGCCACTTAATCAAATAGAAGACAATGAGTAAAATTTACATGACCTGTGGCTTACCTGCAAGTGGGAAAAGTACATGGGCGAAACAATATATAAAGGAGAATCCTAACACTAAAATCGTAAATAAAGATTCTTTTAGGGCAATGTTAGATAATGGAAAATGGTCAAAGGGAAATGAAAAGTTTGTTTTAGAAGTTAGGGATTTAATAATAATCGCAGCATTAAAACAAGGTAAAGATATTATAGTAGACGATACTAATTTTAATATTGTTCACTTGAAAAGAATAGAAGAAATAGCAGAAAAGCATAATGCAGAGGTGGAAATAAAAGATAGTTTTTTGGATATTCCATTGGATGAATGTATTGAGAGAGATAAGAAAAGAGAAGGCAGTGTTGGGGAAAAAGTTATTCGAGGGATGTATGACAAATATTTAAAGGAAAAGGATTATGTAAGACAAGACAAAGAATTATCAAAGGCTGTTGTCTTTGACGTCGATGGGACTTTAACTACAGGTCCTAAAGACAGAAGTCCCTATGAATGGAGTAAGGTTGGACAAGACGAACTATGTCAAGAAGTATATAATGCGTATAAGCTATACAAAGAAGCTGGATATAAAATAATAATCTTTACAGGACGTGATGGGTGTTGTGAAAAGGAGACAAAGGAATGGTTAAAAAAATATAATATAGAGTATGATTATTTTGATATTAGACCATTGGGAAACGCCGAAAACGATGCTATAATAAAGGAAAGGATGGTAAAGGAAATCTTAGATAAATATTACATAGAAGTGGTTTTCGATGACAGAAATCGTGTTTGTAAAAAATGGCGTCAGCTAGGATTCAAATGTTATCAAGTGGCGTGTGGGGATTTTTAAGAATATTTAAATGACTATGAAAAGAAAATTAGCTAGTATACAAATAATCGAGTCTTTGGAAGAAATCCCTAATGCAGATAGGATTGAAGTTGCAACTGTTTTGGGATGGCATTTAGTAGTAAAGAAAGGACAGTTCGAGGTTGGGGATAAATGTGTATATTTTGAAACTGATTCTCTCCTTCCGATAAAAAAAGAGTTTGAGTTTTTGGCAAAAGATGGGACAAAGAAAATAATTGGAGATGATAATAAAGAATATGAAGGATATCGGCTGAAAACTATAAAGTTGAGAAAACAAATATCTAGTGGCTTGGCATTATCGCTAAATGAATTAAAGGTAAAGGGGAGCGAAGGGGATGATCTAACAAAAGAGTTAGGGATAATAAAATATGAAGCATTGTCTATTGGAACAAATGTTTCAAGTAAAAGACCGGTAGTTTTTCCAAAGTGGATTCCAAAAGGGATAGGGGTTTTTATTAAAAGACATTTTCCTAAGACTGCACGAAAATTGTGGGGAAAGTCTTTGAGAAGTTTTCCTTCTTATATAGAGAAAACAGATGAAATAAGAATACAAGGTTCTCCTAAGATATTAGAACGACATAAGGATAAAAAGTTTTATGTAACAGAGAAATTGGATGGTTCTAGTGTTACGATATTTAGGGAAAAGGATAAAACTCAAGTTTGTAGTAGAAAGGTATGGCTTCCAAGGGAAGACGGCAATCAGTTTTGGGATGCGGTAACTAAGATTGAGGATAAGTTAAATGATTTGGAAGATATAGCATTACAGGGGGAATTAGTAGGGGTAGGGATTCAAAAGAACCCATTAAAAATGAAGGATAGAAAGATATATTTCTTTAATGCGTATGATTATCAAAAAGGAGAATATCTTAATTTCAAAGAATTCCAGGGACTAATAACTAGGCTTGGATTAGAAACTGTTCCTATAATAGAAACAAGTTATAGGCTTCCAGAAACAATTGATGAAATGGTAGAGTATAGTACAAGGAAATCGACAATAGCAAAAGAAGAGTGGGCAGAAGGATTAGTATTTAGATCTTTAGAAGAAACTCAAGATCAAAGGATTGGTAGGTTAAGTTTTAAATGTATAAACCCTAGCTTTCTTCTAGCACATGGGGATTAAAAATTTTAGGATACAAGGGAAATATAGAAGCAGGGATGTATTTTGACAATCCTATGAATAACGTTGTATGATTAGTTCATACAAACCTTACGTAAACCCTCTAAATAATTGCTCAGTTTACTCGTAAGGTTTCTGGGCGTTTTTGTTTAGAGGGTTTGTACTTTACAAATCAATGTTGAAAGTACCAAGTCTAAAAGATATTAGACCGTATTACCCTAAGCTTAATAAAACAACAAAATCAGACAGATCGAGTATATTATGGCATCAATTAGAATACTGGTTTTGGGTAGTATGGGAAACTAAAAAGAAGAAGAACTTTTATAAATTCATAGAGCCACCAAAGAAAAACAGAGGAGACTATAAAATAGGGGATAGCTGGAGTGAAGAGTTAGGGTTTACAAAGAGAATATACAGAAATGCCTTTGATAAGATAGGGGTAAGATGGGAAAGCTCAACTCATTTGAAATTAGCAATAGAGGAGTATGGAGAAGATATAAAGTTCAATAATAGGATGTATTGTAGTGTATATAGCAAGGCAAACAAGAAAAACTTTTATTATAGAAACGAGCAATTAGTGAATAATTTGATAAAAGAAAACGAATATGAAGTGTACTTTGACTTTGATAAAAAGATATTAAAAGAACTGTCAAAAGAATAACAGGGTACGAAATGTACCCCCAACCATGTAACAAAACGTACCCCCAAAACCAGTTTGGGGGTACGAAAAGTCCTGTGGTAAACAAAGAGTACCTATCAAAGACTACTAACAGATATAATGTAAATTAAATTTAATTTACATTCTCCTTTAACCCAATAACTAATATAATGGAAATAAAAAACATACCAATAGAAGAAATCAATGTAATAGGAGATAATCCTAGAGAGTTATCAGATGAAAGATTTGAAGCTCTAAAAAAGTATGCCAAGAAATATGGTTTGCTTACTCCATTAGTAGTAGACAAGAGAAGCAATAGTTTAATCGGAGGACATTCAAGATTATTAGCTATTAAAGAGCTAGGATGGAAAGAAGTACCTTGTAATATGGTAGAGCCAAAAGACGATTCAGAAAGGAAAGAAATGCAGTTAATAGACAATGAACAGTTTGGACATTGGATAGAAGATGAGTTGGTAGTTTTCGTTAAAGACACTGGAATAATACTAGAAGACTACGAAATACAAACAGATAGTATTAGTTTAGATGAAATAGTTAATGGGGAGGACGTAGATATAGATGATTTCTTCAGGGAGAAAACAGACGAAGAGAAAGAAAAGGAAAGGGAGGAAGAACAAGAAAAAAAAGAAATTAAATGTCCCAAATGTGGATTTTTATTTGAAAGATGAAAATATTTTTAGCAAATACTTATTCGTCTTGGAGGGGGGATATATTAGAGAATTATATGAAAATTTATTTAGCGGGGACACTTACAGGGAATAATAGTTATATTTACCGAGATATGAATGTACATTTAGTTGATTTAAAAAGAATAAAAAAAGACATGGAAATTTTTATAGCGAGAGGGAATTGCGGGTGGATGACTGGGAAAGAGATAAAATTCAATGATTTTCTCGATATATATATACTTGAGAGTTTTTTCTATTTAGATGATTGGATGAAGGTCTTAATAAAAAAGAAGGTGTTTAAAAGGTTTTTATTGGATAGCGGAGCATTTACGTTCATGACAGGGGTTGGTGGGGAAGTAAACTGGGAGGAATATGTTGATAAATATGCAAAATTCATAAAAGAATATGATGTAGAATTATTCTTTGAACTAGACATTGATTCAGTTGTAGGGTTGAAGAAGGTTGAAGAGCTCCGAGGAAGGTTGGAAGAGAAATCGGGAAAAAGGTGTATCCCTGTTTGGCATAAATCAAGAGGGAAGGAGTACTTTATAAAAATGTGCGAAGAATATAATTATGTAGCAATAGGGGGGATAGTTACTAAGGAAATAACAGGGAGAGAACATAAGCATTTCCCCTGGCTAATAGATATAGCTCATCAAAATAATGCTAAGATTCATGGATTAGGATATACAAACTTAAAAGGATTAAAGAAGTATCATTTCGATTCGGTAGATTCAACTGCATGGATATATGGGAACAGGGGAGGGTATTTATATAAATTTACAGGCAACACTTTAAAGCAAATACAGTCACCGGAGGGGCTTAGATTAAAAGGGAGAGAAGCGGCTATACATAATTTTCAAGAATGGATAAAATTTCAAAAATACGCAGATAAAAATTTATAAAAACTATGTATAAACTAAAATACGAAACACAATTCGCAGCAGCTCACCAATTAAAGACAGCTTATTCAAAGGAATGTAATGACTTTTTACATGGGCATAATTGGGAAGTAATTGCTGAAATAGAGACTAAAGAGCTTGTTAATGATATGGTAATAGACTTTAAAAAATTAAAAGAAATTATTCATAAGTTAGATCATAAAAACTTAGTAGATATATTACCATTTCAAACAACAGCAGAAAACATAGCAAAGTATCTACATAACGAAATAAAAAAAGAAGTTAAACAAGAGTCTAAGGTTACAATTAAATTATGGGAGGCAGAAAAGTCTTGCATAGAATATTATGTTTAAAGAAGGAAAGGATAATATTAACTATAAAGACGGCAAAACAAAGATGTTAAAGGATAAATTGGAAAACATTGACAATTGCCTATTATGTGGGTCTGAGTTCTACTTACTTGTTCATCATCTTGATGGGAATCATGGTAATAACGTAGATGAAAACTTAAAAGTTATGTGTCATCAGTGTCATGATGTGATTCATCAAAAAGGTTTAAATTTTCACAACAAAAAATGGAAGATAAAAACAAGCGAGGATTTTTTGTCTATACAAGGAGAAGGGGTAACGTGTGGGACACCTTCTCTTTTTATTAGGTTATTTGGGTGTACAACAAATTGCCCTTGGTGTGATACGAATTATTCTAAGGGTGATAATGCGTATAAAGAATACAATTATAAAGAGATAGCGAATTTAATCATTTGTTATGCCAAAAAGAGTTCTATAAGAAATTTAGTAATAACAGGGGGAGAGCCTTTGGAACAATCTGTCCAGCCTTTGATTATGATAGCGAAACTCTTAGGGTATAGGATAGAGATAGAAACTAACGGCAAGCCAATAGCAGATGGGAATAAATTCATATTACCCTCTTTTGTTGACCAGTTTAATATTTCACCTAAGTTATGGAGTAAAGAAAAAGTAAGGACATTTAGAAAAGATAGGATAAAAAAATTAATGCAAGTAAATTCTATTTTTAAATTTGTAGTAAAAACAAGCGAGGATTTTAGGATAGTAGAAGAAATGATAAAGAGAGGGGTTGATAAAGAGAGGGTATGGCTTATGCCACTAACGGGAGATAAGGATGAAAAAAAGACAATGGGGGTTGTTTGGGATTATTGTGTAAAAAATAAACTTAAGTTTTCGGCTCGGATACATTATTTATTATTCGGTAACAAAAGAAACATATGAAAACAATTGTAGTATTAAGCGGAGGATTAGATTCAACAACAGTATTATATAATCTTCTAGATAGAAAACATGAAGTAAAGGCTATATCTTTTGATTATGGGCAAAGACATAAAAAGGAATTAGATTATGCTAAACAGACAACGGATAAATTGGGGATAGAACATGAGGTCATTGATATGGCTTTTATGAAGAAATATATAAGCAATTCGGCTTTAACAGGTGATATAGAAGTACCAGAAGGGCATTACGAGGATGAGAACATGAAACAAACAGTAGTACCGAATAGAAACATGATAATGGCGAGTATAGCGATAGGTTATGCAGTTAATATTGATTATGATGGAGTAGCGTTGGGAGTTCATTTAGGAGATCATGAAGTTTATCCAGACTGTAGGCCAGAATTTATTTATGCGTTAAAGGTTATTGCTTTAGTATCCAATTACAAAAAGATAAGGATTATAACTCCATATTTATATGTATGTAAAGATGGGATAGTAAAAGACGGAATTAGATTAAAGGCAGATTATTCAAAGACATGGACATGTTATAAAGGAGGTGATCTTGCTTGTGGTAAATGTGGATCATGTCAAGAGAGGCTAGAAGCGTTTAATGATAATAATATTAAAGATCCAATCGAATATGACAAATGAAATAAAATGGTTAAAGGAAAAGATAGGTAAGAAAAAGGTTTACGGAATACCTAAAGGAGGATTGATTGTAGCTGGGTTAGCAGGTTTAAACATAGTAGAGACTCCAGAAGAGGCGGAGATAATAGTTGATGATTTAATTGATAGTGGGGAAACAATAAAAAAGTATATAGGGAAGAAGGAGATTTATGTATTATATGTAAAACCACATTCCCCTTATAGGGATAAGATAAATTACTTTAAGGAGGAAGAAGGATGGGTAGAATTTTGGTGGGAGGATAAAGAAAAAGATCAGAAGGATTTAGTTATAAGGGAATTAGAATACATAGGGGAGAATCCAAAGAGAGAGGGGTTATTAGATACTCCAAATAGGGTAATCAAATCGTGGAATAAATTGTATGAAGGATATAAAACAAATCCAGATGATATTTTAACGGTCTTTACTAATGAATCAAAGATAGATCAAATAGTGGGATTATCAAACATAGAATTTTATTCAACATGTGAACATCACTTATTGCCGTTTTTTGGGAAAGCTCATATTTATTACATTCCAAATAAAAAAGGAAAGATTGTAGGAATAAGTAAACTTGCGAGAATAGTTGACATATATGCTAGACGGTTACAGAATCAAGAAAGGTTGTCAAAACAAATAGCAGATCTAATTGAAGAGAAGTTAGAACCAAAGGGAACGGCGGTAATATTAGAAGCTCAACATTTTTGCATGAAAGCTCGAGGAGTAGAGAAGGAAAATGCTATAATGAAAACATCTGATTTGAGGGGAGCATTTAGAAAAAATGAAAAGGCTCGCATGGAATTATTCCAATTAATATAAACAACAGTTAAGTAACATATAAACACTTGACAAACTATTTCGGTTTGCTATAATTAACTCATAATCAATTAAGCAAATAAAACAAATGAAATACGATTATGAAGATCTAATGGAAATCACAAGTTTAAGGCATAAAATGCACGTCTGTAATGACGTAACAGAATGGATAGGATTACTAGAATCAGCTCACGAGAATTTAAAAGAATTAAAAATCAAAGATAGTGGGATAGCTAGATACGATATAGGTGATTTACCACAATGCGAAAAAGATGATTGCGGATATGAAGGAGGAGAATCATGTGATTATTGCGATGAAATGGAAGAAGCATTTCTAGATGAAAAAAAAGAAGAAGTTAATACTCAAATCGAATCTTTTTTAGAGAAGTGCGAAGAGAAACACGGTATTGAAAATTTAGCACCCACGGGGATAGCAAGATATAATTGGATAAAATCAGTTTAATGATAAATCACAACGATAAATGAGTAAATACAGTAAGATATTAACAGAAGAAGGATATTTCAGAGACAAATACCAAGAGAACAAAGAGGCAAGACAAACTGCCTCTCGTTTTCGTGCAAGAGAAAAAAGATCATTGGAAATTGAAAGGATTTGTAAAGAGTGGGATAATGATTTAAATAAATATTTAAGGAGAAAATTAAGTAACATATAAAAGAGATGGCTAAGAAGGAATGCCCCCATTGTAAATTCATGGAAGAGATCGGAGACAACTTAACAGATAAAGACAAAAAGAACAGAACAATATATTACATACTGACAGAAGTATTTGTTTACTTACATAATGGGAAGGCCTATTGTGATTATAAAGATATATCTAAATAAGAATAAAAGAAATGGCAAATGAAGAAAACCTAATACAAAATACAGATCGAAGCCGAGAGGAAGCCGAAGAGTTGAGTAGAAAAGGTGGTATAAGTTCAGGGGAGGTAAGGAAAGAGAAGAAAGCATTTAAAGATAGTATCTCGAAAGTTTTAGAAGTGCTAGGGAATAAGGTATCCAAAGGCATAGAAGATGAAGAAGTTAAAAAGCTTATAAAAGAAGAAGGGTATGATGTTTATAAGGCGGTATTGTTATTGAATAGTCAAGATGCCTCTGTAACGGAATTAGTATCATTAATGAAACTATTATGGGGGTATAAACATGGGATGCCAGAACAATATATAAAACAAGATACAACTATAATAGAAAGGAAGAAAGTAGGGGATTTATTCCCAGAGGATGAAGAATTAAAGGAGCCGGATGAGGATAATAAACCCAAACCTTAAACAATTAGTAACAAGTTATAAAGATCCTGAAGTAAATGGATGTGTATTAGAAGGAGGAAGTCGAAGTGGAAAGACCTGGAGTAGTATAGACTTCCTCATATGGCTATGCTCTAAACACGAAACAAAATCAACTATTCATATAGTAAAGGAAACATACAACTCTTTTAAGACAACAATCTTTGATGATTTAAAGAGAAGACTTCCAATGTATGGGATAATTGATAGCCCCTTTGGAAGGATAGAAAACATTTCACGATATAATTTATTTGGGAATGAGATACATTTCTTAGGAGCGGATAGTTCAAGCACAGCATTAGGGTCAGGTTGTGATTATTTATGGGCAAATGAAACACTTGATATTGCTAAGACTGTATTAGATCAAAAGGAAATGCGTTGTAGGAAGTTCTGGTGGTATGATTATAACCCTAAAGAATTAGAACATCATATCTATACGATGGCTGATAATAGGAAGGATGTTAACTTCTTATTAACAACGATGCTAGATAATCCTCATATTACAAAGAATGAAAAGAGGAAGATATTGGGATATGAAGCTACTGAACAGAATATAAAGGAGGGAACAGCGGATGCATACTTATGGAATGTTTATGGTAGGGGGGAGAGAACACAATTAGAAGGAGCGGTATTTATTAACTGGGAGAGTATTACTGAAATCCCAGAGGATGCGAAACTCCTTGGGTATGGATTGGACTTTGGATATACAAATGATCCAACTACATTAAGTGCTTTATATTTATATAACAATGAAATTTATACAAAGGAATTAATATATGAGACAGGGTTAACTAATCCAGATATTGCAAGGAAATTAATTGCTTTAGAGATAGACAAAAGCATTCCTATTTATGCAGATTCTGCAGAACCGAAAAGTATTCAGGAAATATATGAGTTTGGTTTTAATATCATGCCGGTAAAGAAGGGGGCGGATTCGATAAAGTTTGGAATAGATGTAATGAAACAATATAAAATAAACATAACAGCGGATTCAATAAATGGAATCAAGGAATTAAGGAATTATAAATGGTTGCAAGACAAAGAAGGGAAGAGTTTAAACAAACCAGTAGACTCATTTAATCACTTTCTAGATGCATTAAGGTACTCTGTAATGATGTTATTATCAAAGCAGGATGAAACAACTCCAACAGAAATAAGATTCATGTAATTAATTATGAGAAAGAAAAGGACTCTTTGCATAGCAGAGATCAATGAAATGAAATACAAAATAGGACAACATTTAGAATATATAAAAGAAGGATTTAGAGGGTGGGATGGTTACGTAGAATCATATGAGAATGATAGGTATGTTTTAAAAAGAGGCTTTGCAATTATAGGCGGATTGGAGGAGAAATATTTAATTCCATATAAAGGGAAAAAGGAGAAAGAGGGGTTAACATTTAAAGATTTAGTAGAGGGTTACAATAGTATGATTTGACACAAAAACACAATAGATTATAATAAGGATAAATAATAATCAATTAAGAGGTTGTAATATATCGGTTACTTCTTTTGATGAAACCACCGCTATTAATTCTCACCTCATAATTGATTGTTATCAGTAAAAGGGTTGCAATATAACAGTTACTTCAAATTTTTTGTCGTTGGTTCAATTCCAACCTTTGACTTCGGTCAAGGTAGCTCAGTGGTAGAGCAAAAATCAAGACTCTGTTATAAATTTTTACCCTTTTATTGGTAGTTATGACTGTAATCATCTTCCTCCATTAATCAATAAAAAAATGAGTAAATTTAATGAAAAGACAAAAGGATCAATGAAAATCGTAAATAAGGCTGGTGGTAGTGCATATAGTCATACTGCTGAGATGGAATTGGTAGTTAGTGTTCTAACTACTTTTTTAAATAACAAGTTTTATGAAAGTGGAGATGAAAGGACTGAGAGGATAAAAGGGTTAATCCAAAAAGTTGATCCAGAATTTGTAGCAAAATTGGCTATAGTTGCAAGGAAAGAATTTCACTTAAGGAGTGTTTCACATTTATTAGTAGGTGAATTATCAAAGAGACAAGAAGCTTCTCCATATATAAGGAAGGCCATTTTAAGTATTACTCAAAGACCGGATGACTTAACTGAATTGGTTGGATATCTTGACGGGAAACTCTCAAAGCAAGTTAAAAGAGGGGTAAGAAGGTCTTTATATAAATTCAATAGATATCAATTAGCAAAATATAAGCAAGAAGGAAGGAAGGTGAAGTTGGTTGATTTGTTTAACTTAGTACATCCTAAACCTGAATTTGCAACTGAGGAACAAAAGAGAGCGTGGAAGGATTTAATTAAGGGGGACTTGAAGAGTACGGAAACATGGGAGAGTCAAATGTCTAGTGGTAAGGATAAAAAAGAGGTGTGGAAAGATTTGATAATGGAAGAGAAGTTGGGATATATGGCATTATTAAGGAATCTAAGGAACATAGATCAATGGGCTTCAAGTGAAGTTAAAAAGAAAGCATGCGAGATGATTTCAAATAGAGAGATAGTTAAAAAATCAAAACAATTACCATTTAGATTTTATTCGGCATATCAGAATGTAGAGAATCAGGATATGTTAGAAGCTATTAATCAAGCATTAGAATATTCAACAGATAATATCCCTAAGTTTGAAGGAAAAACATTAATAGCAGTTGATGGGAGTGGTTCAATGATGGGAGATCCAATTGAAAAATCAAGTGTTTTAGCTAGTGCATTAATTAAATCAAATGATGCTGATGTTGTTTTATATGATGAAAGGATTAGAGAATTCAAATACTTAAGGAGTGAGCCAGCATTAACAATGTCTCAAAGGATACAAAACGAATGTATTGGAGGTGGAACTAATACTAGTCAGGTATTTGAATATGCAAATCAAAAAGAAAAAAAATATGATAGAATTATTATCTTGTCGGATAAAGAAAGTTGGCAGGATTCGGATAGCTTATGGAGAGTAAAGGGAACACAAACAACCTATAATGCGTATCGAAAAATAAATGATTGTTTTGTTTATGCGATTGATATTGAAGGATATGGAACAAAAGACATTACAAGCCCCAAGGTATTCCATTTAGCGGGATTCTCGGATAGAATTTTTGATTTCATAAAATGGATAGAAAAGGAAAATCAAATTGTTGATTATATAAACAAGATCGAACTATAAGACATGAAAAGAAGGGCACACATATATATAGACATAGAACTTTGGAAGAAATTTAAGATCAAATTAATAAAGCAAGGCAAGACGGTATCAAGATGGGTGGAAGAGTCTATAAAGGCTTTTTTGGGAGAATAAAACTTATGAAGGTCGCACAGAAACAACGTGTTCATAAGATTATTGTAAAATTATAAGTAGCTAATTAAAACGATGAGCGAAATTACATTAAAAAAAGGGGATGACATAACCCTTAAAAAAGAAGACATGTCTCCAGTTAAGAACCTGATTGCAGGTATTGGTTGGGATTCAAAAGATGATAAAGATGTTGATGTTGATTTATGGATTGTTCCTAAGGAGGTAACAAATGCAAAGAAAGATATTTTGTTTTTCCAAAGTGAACAAGAAAATAGTGATGGAAAGAAAATGATTCCTGGAATGGTTCATAGTGGAGATGACTTAACAGGAAATGTTTCAGAAGATGGATGTGATGAAATGGTTCATATCAAGGGAGAAGAGTTAGATCAAAAAGAATATCTTGTTGTTGCAAATGTTTATTCAGGAGATGTATTTGGAACAATTGAAAGATGTTTTGCTGAAATGATTGATCAGGATACTCAAAAAAGTCTAGCTAAGTTTGACATGAGTGGAGAAGGGGGAGATAACAAAACATTAGTTGTTGGTAAGATCACAGTTGGAGATGATAAGGCTCTTAGCTTCAAGGCTATAGGAGATTATTCAAAATTGACTTGTGATAATATTGTTAACAACCCTAGCGAACTATTTTAGTTTGACTCACAGCCTCGTCGACCCGAGGTTGTTGTTAATTTAAAACAAGAATGATAATAGCCATCGTAATATTACTGATTTCCTTTTATTTATTAGCAAAGATTTGTGATAATTATTTTGTTGATTCATTAGAGAAGATAGCCGACAAATTAAAGTTATCTTCAGATGCAGCAGGGGCAACTTTGATGGCAATCGGATCAAGTGCACCGGAATTGTTTATATCTATAATTGCATTACTAAAAGGGGGAGGGCATGAGATTATTGGGATAAGCACTATAATAGGATCATCTTTATTTAATTTGTTAGTAATTATAGGGATTGTAGCTTTTGTTAAGAAGGCAAAGTTAGTGAAACAACCAGTTATTAGAGACATGATCTTTTATGCGTTGGGAGTTATTGTGTTAATAGCAGTAATTATAAATGGATCTATAGGGCTTGTGGAGGCATTAGTATTACTAGCGTTATATCTTGTATATGTATATTCAGTTGTTAAATGGCGTAAGTGGTTTCCTTATCAAGACAACGGGAAAGGGGAAGAAGAAGAAAAGATAGGAATGACAGGGATGAATAAAGTTTTAAGTCATGTTTTTCCAAATAAAAAGAGATATGTACTGACATTTATATTATCTATATTATGGATTGCTTTATTAAGTTGGGGATTAGTTGAAAGTGCTATAATGATTGCATATAGATTAAACATTTCCGAGATGATTGTAGCTTTAATTATAGTAGCTATTGGAACATCTATTCCGGACATGATGGGATCTATAATTGCAGCAAAGAGAGGGAATGTGGATATGGCAGTGAGTAACGCAATAGGCTCAAATGTCTTTGATATATTCTTTGGGTTAGGATTACCATATACAATATGCCTTATGTTGGGAGGGAAGATAGCTGTAGATAGTAATAACATCTTAATGGTAGCAATCTATTTAATAGGGACTATAATTATTACGTTATGTCTGTTAAAATTCAGGAAATGGGTATTAGATAAGAAGACGGGGATAATCATGATAGGATTATATGTAATTTGTTTAATATTATTATTAATTAATCAATAAAATGATGTTTATTATAGGGTTTGTAGTAGGAATCGTTGTTGGGGCTTATGCTCATAAGACAATAAAAGGATTCATAAATAAGGCAGGGAAAAAGATTGATGAAGTTTCAACTGATTCAAGTGAAAAGAAATAAATTATTATTAACATAAAGAAGATGGAAGAAAAAAATAAAATAGATAAAAGTTTGGATAATATAATATCCAAAATAGATTCTAAGTTTGAGTCAGTAGAAGAGTTAGCAAAGACCGTTGGATCAAGAGCAAAAGGGAAGGTAAAGAAAGTAGTAACTCATATAAAGAAACATAAGAAGACCTATATCACATTAGCTGGAGTAGCTTATGGAGTGCATTGGTTATTAAAAGAAGATTAATTAATATAAATCATGACAATATATCCTGAATATTGTGCTTTATTGGTAGTTTTTATTGTTTGTATTGTTATAGTTGTAAAGGAGGTTGTAAGACATTGGAGCGTTGATAGTGAATTAAGAGAAGCGATTCATGACTGGGAAGATGATGAGTGTCATCGATATGATGTTTGTAAAGACTGTTCAAGATATAATGAATATGAGGACGAGTGTAGAAGGAGTAGCCCCTGTATAAAATGGAAGGATTGGAAGGCTAAAGAATTAGGGATTAAGGAGAAAGAAACAAAGGAAATTAAAAATATTAAATCTAAAAAGAAAATGAAAATACCAAAAATATATAGGATAATTCTTTGGGGAATAGTAGTTAAGTTGCTATGGAATTTAACCAGTCTATTAATAAATTACTTAGAAACATTAGTATGATAATCGATATATTAATAATAGTATTTATAGTATTTGGTGGAATAGCATGTTGGGGTTTAAGTGATTATGTTAAGGACTTAAGTGATGGGATAGAAGAGAAGTTTTGGGGAGACCATTCCGGTTTCTTGTATATAGGAGTGTGTAGCTCCCTCTCAATAATTATAATTCTAGGTTGGTGGGCATATGTAATAGAAGCTAATAAATACGAGAAAGTGAAGGAATACGAAATACAAGGGCATATGGAGAAACATGGGGATCATTTCGTAGTAGACATGAAGGGAGATACCAATAAGGTTATAGAGGGTGACATTGATTGCGATACTATCGAATATGAATACACAAAAGAAGAGCAGAAAGTAGTAATAAAGCAGAATGAATATAAGGACATCCGTGGTTGTAAGAAAGTAATAATATATGTAAATGATTAAACCAATTCTAAGTATAGACGACTTTAACTTAGGAAACATAGATCTAGCAAAGACAATACAGTCTTATGGACTACAAGAGAACACTATCTTTTTTATTGAGTTAATGGGAAAGAGAGTAGACACAACGGGGAAGACAAAAGAAGAGTTAATAGATCCGGCGAATAAAGTACAAATAGAGAAATTAAACGAGATGGGTTTCGAGGTTTTTAGCCATAATATTTGGCACGATAATAGCTTGAAAGAAAGGATTCATAAAGAACAGTTTAACCAAATATTTAGAAGTAAAGAGATCTTAGAGGATTTAACGGGGAAGGAATGTACTTGGTATTGTCCAAATCGTGGTCGCTACAACGAACAAATATTAAACATAATAAAAGATGCAGGATACAAATACATTAGAACAACAAAAGTATTTGACATAGAGCCAATAAAGGAAGGGATTAATCATACGAGTTTGCATTGTTTTGAAAGATCAGAATATGAAGGGGTTGATTGGTTAGAAGTAGGGAAGGGATTAATTGATAAGGTGAATAAGGAAGGCGGGTGTTTTAAAATGTGGGCTCACTGCAAAGAACTCTCAAGACCAGGAGAGATGGATAAATTTAAAGAAATATTAAAACATGTCAAAGATAACGAATAAAGATCCTTGGATGATATTTGATAAGGGTTATATAAATAGAGATAAGATTCAGTATATTGAGAAAGGGATGGGTATAGGATTATGGCAAATCACAATAAATGATAAATATACTGGATATTTCCATAGTGAAGTTGAGATGGAAAATATTTTTAAGGATCTTACTAGCTTCAACATTTAAAGAAATATTAGATCATAAATAATTTATAAGAAAATATGAATGATAAAGGAATAAGTGATAGCGGGGATGAGCCTGTTGAATTATGGCGATTATACTATAAGATTTTAAAAAAGTATAAGGGTCAAATAAAGAAAGTGGAATATAGAGAAGGAATAGATAATTATGAATATGGATATGGAGGATTACTTCCAGAGGAATTAACGAATAATGATTTTTATATGAAGGTTGGGAAGGATAATTTTACGGTCGGGGAACATAAGTATTTTTCGATAGATCTTTGGGGGAAACCGAAAACTTTTTATACTGTTTGTATGAATCAAGAAGAAATAATACAGGATAGATTGGCAAAAATTTTATATTTTCATATAAGGCAGATATATACAAGCAAAAAAGGTGAACCTTGTATTGATAGGATTAGTGAAAAGGAATTGATGAGAAATAGGGCTAATAAAGTATTAAGTTAATTATAAGGTTGTATCAATATATAAACAGACAATACAAGTTTTAATATATAAATGAAGAAAATAAATAGCCAAGGGAAAAAGAAACAAGAGATAAAGAGATAGAACATGATATAGCTAGAATGCAAGGACGGCAAAAAGGGGAAGAGATTGTATCTAAGATAGAAAGAGAATCTAGTCTCGGGGGATTATTTTCAAGGATGTTTGGGGGATAAGTTTAAAGAAATATTAAAACATATAATTAAATAATAGAAGATGAAAGAAATAGAAGGAATAGATTTAAATGTATTAGTAGAAAAAACCTCAACAACCATTCTTGAAGATAAAGAGAAAGAACTTTCGGCTGTAATTAGAGGCATGATGTATAGGCAAATAGCATTACAGCAAGAAATTAAAACATCGGAGAATAAAATCAGTAAAGATAAGGAGAAATTAGAAAAAATAAAACAGAGGATAACGAAAATAAAAGCAGGAGATTGGAGTGTATTAGAGGAAAAGAAAGAAGAAAAAGAAACTCACTCTAAATAAATATTAAAATATATTAATGAAAATACTAATGAGTCATAAACCAGAGTTCAGAATATCCGGAGGCTGGACATTTCAGTCTAATTTTATTAATGGAATGAAAAGATATTTTCCTGATGTTGATCTTGTATATGATGAAAATGAAGAACATGATATTTATTTCATGCCAATGGTAACAAGCGTTATAGATGACAAGGTTATTGAAAGGGAAAAGGATAAGGGTAAAAAGATAGTAATCAGGCTTGGAAATATGCCAAAACCTTCAAGGAATTCACGACAAAGGATATTTAATAAGATAAAGAAGTATACAACCTTAGCAGATCAAGTAATTTATCAATCTAAATGGGCAAAGACACATATTGCATGGGGAGAAATACCAAGTAATGGGATAGTAATAACAAATGGAGTAAATCAAGACATATTCAATACGAATGGAGGCGTAAGAGACTTTACAGGAGGTAAGAAGTATAAAGGGGTATATTTGATCCTTATAAGTAGCTCTGACCCATGTAAGCGATTACATGAGTCATTGCACATATTTGAGCAAACACATAAAAGGACCATAGAAGAAAGTTTTGATCCTGTTAAACTAATTATTGCTGGAAGGTTACCGGATGAATATCATGTAAGGAAAATGGAATCCAATTGGGATTTTGTAAGAGGGGAAGAGAATGAATACATAGGAGAATTACATAGTGCTGAAGAGGTGGCTAAAGTAATGAGAGGGTGTACACATTTATTATTCCCTAGCTACAATGATGCTGCTCCGAATACAGTATTAGAGGCAAGAGCATGTGGATTGGATGTAATTTATAGTCAAACGGGTGGAACGCCTCAGGTTGCAAGTTTAGAAGGATATAAGATGGGATTGAACGTTATGGTTGAAAATTATTTTAAATGTTTCGAAAATGTATTAAAAAAACAATGGTAAAGTATTGTAAAAATTGTGCTTATTTCAAACGGGACTTAGATCCAGACATGATTTCTGATGATAATAGTATATGTAAAGCTACTGAAAATGTTAGCGAAGATATAGGAGATCCGTATGGATATGGGGAAGGGATTCAAGCTTATCATCCCAAGATATTGAATGCGAATAACAACTGCAAATATTATAAAGTTAAATGGTGGAAAATTTGGATATGAAAATACCTAGAACGATATTAATAGGGAATAGTGATTATAAAATCATTCGAAAAGATTGGGTTTTTAATAAGGTGTTAGGTGGAGAGATAAATTATGATGCAAAAACAATTAAAATCCGAAAAGGAGACAAGGGGATTATGGAGGATACTTTTTTTCACGAAATGGCACATGGGGTAATGAAAGAAATGGAGTATAATTATCCTCAAGTAACAAAATATAGGAATGATGATGATTTTATACAAGAATTAGGGTTAACATTACGCAAAACATTTAAAAGCTTATTAGATAATCAATGAAGCAAATTATAGCTTATATATTAATAAGCCCAATAATTTTCATGATAAGTTGGGTATTATTTGAAAGGATAATGAAAAGATTAAAACAAGACATTCATGATTGGGCATATATAGCAGTCCCAACATCGATTGTATTAGCAGGATTAGCATTAATAGTTTTATCCTTATGAGTTTTTACAGAAATCAATTAGAACAATATTTATCGGAACTGGAAATTAGATGCAATCGTGTACTTGATTGTGGAGGCTCAGCAAATCCTGTGAATAAAAGAGTTAAATTTTGGGACGTAAAAGACTATAAGATCTTAGATAACAACAACGAAAAAGGATGGCACGATAAATGGAATGAGCCTGATTATATAATAGATTTGGAAGATATTTGGGAGAATCATGATAGTGAAAATGGATATGAAAATGATCTTGTTGATAAGTTTAGAGGGGAAAGGTTTAATTATATTTTTTGTTTAGAGGTTTTTGAATATCTAAGCGATTTTGATCCCTTATTAAATGCCTTCCATGAACTTTTAATTAAGGATAAGAAATATGAGGGAGGGATATTATATATATCTATTTGCGAAAAATATCCCGTACATAATCCAATCGAGAGTGATTCAAGTAGGCTAACAAAAAAAGGATTTGAGAAGTTGATAAAGCATCAATTTAAAATATTAGAATGTATCCCCCGCAATTATTCACCAGAAGCCTTTGCTCACATACAAGAAGCATGGAGGATAGATGGACTTAGAGCGGCGAAACATTTCAAAGGGCATGAGGCAATTGGACATATTTGGAAGCTTAAAAAGATATGAAAACCGAACTAAGTAAATATATAGAATCGAATATAAAAGCAATCGAAGATCCAAAGTTTAGGGGTGACGCTATTCCAACTTGGAAAGGGAATAATGAGTTTATTTATAACAATTTAATGGCAGAAGATATAATTGGATTCATGGGAAAAGATAAGAATAAGGTGATAAAAAAGGCTTATTTAGTGTTAAGGGACGGTGAAGTAATTAAGGCGTATAAAGACAAAGCCAGTGCTTTAAATAATATGGAAGGAGGGAATAAATTGCAAACTATTAAGTTCCAAGGATTGTAAAGACCATAGTCTGCGAGAGATATATTTAAATTAAAGAAAATATGAAATCAATGTGTTTAAAAGATTGGAAATCAATGAGTTTCCAAGAGAAGTGGGATTTATATCAAGAATGTTATAAAAAGGCGGTTGTAAGGGTAATGGATAAGGTAGCATCTATAAAAGGCAAGAAGATAACCGAAGAGGAGTTTAATGAGAAATTATCCAAACAACAAATGAAGGAATTATTTAAAGTAATAGATATACGGGATTCTTATGAATATAAGAACGCAAATAAACACAAGAAAAAGGAATTATTAGAAGAATATAGATGAATCCAATGATGTCTGACAAAGAAATAGCCTTGATTGATAATCTCTTAAAAGAAAGACAACCTAAGTATTGTTTGGAGTTAGGGGCGGGAGGATCAACGTTACATTTCTCTAGTGCAGTTAATATAGAATACTGGAGATCAATAGAGCATAATGGACATTGGTATCATAAGATAAGACCACAGATAAAAGATAATACGGATATAATATGGAATAGAGACGATAAAGAGGACACATATTTCAAAGAGGCATTGTTATACAAATATGATTTCGTATTGATAGATGGGTTAAATAGGACAAGAGCCATTGAGCTACTACCGGAATTACTGAACAAAGGAGGTTGGGCATTACTACATGACTCTGGAAGAGAAGAGTATAAAGATGTAAATAAGAAAGGGGAGGTCTTAATAGAAGGGGAGAAGAAACTAGACAATGGGTTTTATGCACATAGAGGATTAACATTATTTATTAATTAGATAAACAAATGAAAACTTATTGTGAAAACTGTAGATATGACAAATTTACTGCAATCCATTGTATTAAGTGTTTAGAATTAGCGAGGAGTAATGGAGTTAAAAGTATTATAAGAGAAGATCATGATTATGATACAGTTACCTTAAATAAAAACAACGATTGTAAGCACTACAAACGTAAATGGTATAAATTCTGGGTTAAATGAATGATGAATTGTAAGAATTGTAAATATAGACTTGATTATACTGATAATCATGATTGGGGAACATGTGAAAATGATAAAGTTGATCTTATGTTCGAGATCGAAGATAAAGACAAGGAATTTATAAGCTTAAAGGCTGGTAGGATTAATAAAGGTTTTGGATGTATATATTTTATTAAAAGATCTAAAGCTAAATAAATGATTAAAATAAACTACAACTCAAAGAAGAGTAAGAAGGGAGCAAAGCATTGCTTTATTTATCGTGGACCAAAGATGGAAGAGATCAAGAAAGCTCTAGGTAGGGAGAATCAAGACTTGTGTTTAAAGGTCTTCTTTGATCAAGACAAATTAGACAACTGGGGAGATAATCCTAATGGAGACAATCCGAAACATAACACAACAATAAAAGAAGCTACTCAAATACAGAACATATGCTGGTATCATGGATTAGCTCCAAGAGTTTATCAGACATTACAAATAGAATGGATAGGGCAATACATAAGAAAGAACGCCAACAAAACTATTATAGGAGAGAATAAGATTTGTGATGCACAGGTAACTGATGATCTTGGAGAAACTACTGGAACAATTGAAGACTGTCAAAAGATTTGTGGAGAGATAGATAAACTAGGCAAAGAGTATGGGTGGGTATCGAATAGTGCTGAATATAAGGGAGCTGACATTATTGGAGGAAAGTTTGTAGACTTCCAGACATTTAATTTAATAGATGATTATAAAGAAAAGATTAAGGATAAATATATAGAATATGGAACTTACGGAAAGAAGTATTATCATAACGTACCCGAATTAGATCTTAATGGATGCCCTAGGGAGAATGAGAATAGGGTTAAATGGTTGGGTTTGGATAAGGTAGATTTTAAGGGGAAGGTAGTTATTGATTATGGATGTGCTAATGGATGGTTTTGTAGGTATATGGATTCAAGAGGAAGTTTAATTGTTAGGGGGGTTGATACTAAGAATGATTCAATGAAAGATCCAGGCAAGGCGTTCTTTTTAGTGAATAATTATCTAGGTCATTATAATATTAGATTCTCTTATAGAGATTTGAATAACATATCAGAAGGATCGGGTGATTATGATATAGCATTATTCCTAAGCATGGCTTATCACATTAAAGATATAGGTTTTTTGTCAGACGCCGCAGAGCTAGTAATAGTAGAAGACAACTCAAAGAACAGAGACGCAAAAGAGAAACTAGAGAAGTTATTTAGCAGGGTAGAACATAAAGGCTTTACTGAGGATAGAAACAATTCACATTTGCCAATTTATTATTGTTATAAATAAATTATGAAACAAGTACCATTAACTATAAATTATGATCAAAATCCAATAGGCAAAGTTGAATTTGATGAGAAAGTAGAAAAGCTATTGGCGAGTCATAAATATATTATAGCCCCAGGATTTATAATAAAAGGACAAAATGCTAAAGGGGAAATTAAGGAAATGGAATTGGTGGAATTATCTATTATTCCGTGGGAGAAATATAATAAAGAATAAATGAATATAGGAATAATAATATTATATTCAGGGGAAAGGCTATTACAGAAATGTTTAGATTCAGTAAAGGATCAATGCAAGAATATTATAATTGTGAGTAATATAAGTCCTTATCATAATGCAATCAATGAATGCTTTAGATTAGGAGTAAAGAACTTTGATTGGTTTATAGTATTAGATGCGGACACAACTTTAAAAGAAAATGTACTGGAAAGCTATCAAGAGATTATGGAAGACAATTTGTGGTGCATTACAGGGCGTCTGGAAGACTATTATCACAAGGAAGGTAGAGATGGAACTATGATGTATAATTCAAAGGTAATAGGGGATTTTAAACATACGGATGATCCTAATACAGATAGAACAATACACGGGATATTTCATGAGAAAGGATATTCTAAAAAGAAGATAGAAGAGTATGTTGGAGTACATCATCCAGAATGGACATGTGAAGAAGCATTTAAAAGACATTTCTATTTGGGTACTAGGATAGATGACATGATGGAGTGGAGTGAAAGATTAGGATTCTTGTTTAGAGAAGACGGTCGTGATGTGAATAAGGCTGCCTTGTTAGGGTTATATACAGGATTTTATCAACACAAAAGGCCTTTAAATTCAAAAGATGATAGTGATTGGGATAAAGTTAAAGATCAATTTAATAATAACGAAATATTAAAATGGTAGTTAAAGAAACGACATATAAAGGAACTAGGATATTATATCAAGAAGAGGCATGGCAGAAAAGGGTAATGATAAATACATTTGTAGAATATTTATTAAAGGCTGGATTCGATGAAATCAGTATACCAATAATACAGTATCAGGAAATTTTTAAAGCTAAAGTAGGGGAAGAGAATAATAATTTAATGTTTAAATTTAAAGATCGTGGACATAGGGACTTATGTTTAGCCCCTGAATATACAGCCATAATCCAGAAACTTAGTCAGGGAATATTTAGAAAAGGAAAAGATGTGAAACTGTTTTATATTCAAGAATGTTTTAGAGGGGAGAAACCACAAGCAGGTAGATATAGACAATTTACACAACTCGGCGTTGAGATTTTGCATCCTAAATGTGATTATACTGAGGATTTACTATCATTGGCAGAAAACTTATTAAAGGTAATAGGGATTGGAGGTTATAATATAAATAGAGATCAAAAGAGGGGGCTTGATTATTATAAAGATGGCAAAGGGTTCGAAATTGAATATTCAGATCTGGGTACTCAGAAACAAATCATTGGAGGTGGTCAATATGAAGGCGGAACAGGTTTCGCAATAGGTGTCGATAGATTATTAGAAATAAAATTAGACAAATGCAAAGAACACGAGAACAAATAATAAATACTAGATATCAAGATGATTTCGAAGTAGCTAAATGGATTGATCAAAATATCAAAGGAAAATCTATTGGAGATTTGGGTTGTGGTTGGGGTGTAATAATAAGCGGATTAAAGAATAGAGGATGGGATGTTTGGGGGGTAGATATATCAATAGAGGGAATCGCTTCTAATGTCATAGAATGTGTTAGGTCGGTCGATTTATCAAAAGAGGTATATTTGCACAAAGCTGATATTGCAATGTCTCTAGAGGTCGCTGAGCATCTCCCAAGGGGTTCTGAGGATATCTTTATAAAGAACTTAATGAAGTTGAATGCAGAAACAATAATAATGACGGTTGCAACCCTAGGGCAAGAAGCTAAGTCTCATACAAATATAAAACCCAGAAGGATGTGGATAGAAAAGATAGAAGCACAAGGATACAAGGAGAATGAAGCAATGGAATATAAGTTTAAGAAAGATTTGGAGGGGAAATTGGAGATTAAAGCGTGGTATAGCTGGAACATTATGATATTTAATAAAAAAATTAATGAAAAAAGATAAATTGTTTTATTATTCATTAGGACAGAGGGATGCGATAGCATCAGCATTGGCTATCTATGAAGGGAAAATAAAATTAAACCATTTAGCACAGGATTATAGAAAGATTTATGGAGAAGAACATTTTAGTCATAAATGGCATACAAAATAACATACAGTTAAGATATAATGATATTTAAAAAAAAATAATTATTAATAATAATGAATATAAAGCAAACTAAGAAATATTTTAAAGAGTTAATAGGTTCAAATCAACATGAGTCAATAATGTTGTGGGGAGGACCAGGGATCGGGAAGAGCCAAGGGATTAAACAAGTGGCGAAAGAATTAAATGCTGATTTAATAGATTTAAGATTATCATTATTAAACCCTGTTGATTTAAGGGGATTGCCATTTATAGATAAAGCTAAACAAGAGGCTTCATGGCTTAAGCCTACATTTTTGCCAAAAACAGATAAGTTAACAATCTTATTCTTAGATGAAATAAATTTAGCACCTTTATCTGTTCAGTCGGCAGCTTATCAATTGATATTAGACAGAAAGATAGGGGAATATGAGGTTCCTAATAATACTTTTATTATAGCGGCAGGGAATAGGATGGAAGACAGAGCACATGTAACAGAATTCCCGGCACCTTTGGCTAATAGATTTATACACATAAATGTTGATCCTGATTATGATTCATGGAGAGATTGGGCAGTTAAGGAGGATGTTAATGAAAAGATTATATCTTTCTTATCAAATGATCCTGAATATTTATATAAGAAACCAAAGAAAGGAATCAAGGCATTTCCTACTCCGAGGAGTTGGGAGTTTGCTAGTAAAAATTTGAAAATAGATAAGACCATGAGAAAAGAAGTATTAGGTGGGATTATTGGAGAGGAAGCAACAAATCAATTCTATTCTTGGGTACGGATATATAAGGATTTACCAGATATAGATAAAATTTTAGATGGGAGCATGATAGATAAAAGTGGATTCTTTAAGAAGGTAGATGTACCAAGCAGAAATGATATCTTATCAACTCTTGCAATATCATTAGGATTAAGGAGTAAGGTGAATAACTTTGATAATGTAGTTAAGTATATAGATTATATGCCTAAAGAATATCAATTGCTTTATATTAATGTAGTTTTAAATGGACAACATGAAGATAAATTCAGATTAAGTGAAGCGTGGAAAGAATGGGATAAAAAAAATAAAGATTTATTAAATGACTTATAATATAATTGATAAAGATGATCAGGAATTAGATGTAATTGGAAAGAAAAGTAAAGAGCTTTTCATTCATTCCATGTTTCCTCCTTCGAAGATGTTACATATCAATACCCACAAAGAACAGGTAGAGGGAAAAGCTTTAAGGAAAGTATCAAGGGAATCAATATGGGCAAAGAATCTCCAAGGCGGACTATATTCTCATATGTTTTCAACGAGTTCTGTGGGTTTTCAAGACCATGAGGATCGCAAAGAGACATGTATGTGTTGCGGGGAAGAAATAGATTATGGGAATGTATGTACAAAATGCCAATCATATTTAAGTAAGGCACAAATAGAACATTTAGATAATTATTGTGATAAATGTGATGAATATTTAGCTGAATGTGAACATCGCCCAGAGGATTTCTTTGTAGAGGCTTTTAAAGGGATAAATAAAGGGAATAGATGTGATAGTTGTGGGGTACACCCAAGTCAATGTGAATGCGAACATAATTTAGATGCTAATAAAATCAAATGAAAATAGATATAGCAAAATTTAAGATACTTAAGGAAAGACCTTTGTATGGAAAATTACTATATTATTTGAATTTTAAAAGAGAAGATAGCATTGAAACGCTAGGTGTAGATGGGGATGACAACCTTTATTATAACCAAGGATATTGGGATTCATTAAAGGGTGAAGAGCAGAAGTTTGTTTTATGTCATGAAGTTATGCATCTAGCGTTAAAACATTTATGGAGGGAGAAAGCAAAAGATCATGTGAAATGGAACATTGCCTGTGATTACGCTATTAATCAGTTAATAGATTATAGCCCTCCTAAGAATATATTATTAAGCGGGAAATATATAAATAAATGTGCTGAGGAAATATATAAATTATTGAAAGACAAGAAACAAAAAGGATTTGATAACCATAGTAAATGGGGAGATAAAAGTGAAAAGAAAAACAAGATAAAGGGGAAGTCAAAGGGAGAAATAGAAACTACAAAAGAGAAGCAAGATAAGTGGGATGAAAGGACACAAACTGCTGTTAAATATTCAGAAGGGAAACAGAAAGGAACCGGATCAATATTAAAAGGATTGGGATTGGAATTCTTGGATGAATATAACAGTTATAAAGATATTCTATTGAGGTATGTAGATAATAAAGAAGATGATTATGATTTTTATAAAGCAGACAGAAGATTTTTAGATCAAGAATATATTTTGCCATCATTCGCAGAGAAAGAAGTATTAAATTGGATTGCTATAATAATTGATACAAGTGGATCGATAAGTCATGAAACATTATGGAAGTTTATAACCGATGTAAGGGGAATTATAAATGAATTTGATGAAGTAAAGGTAAAGTTAGCTTTTGCAGATGATCAGGTTTCTAAGTTTTATGATATAAATAAAATAGAAGATATCCCTCAATGTTATGGTGGGGGAGGGACTGATTTTAGACCAGCAATAGCTAAAGTTAATAAGATGGATAATGCCCCTAAAGCATTGTTTTATTTTACAGATGGATATGGTGACTTTCCAAGGAAAGAGGATAGTAATGGGTATGATACGTATTGGGTTATTACGGAATTAGAATCATTCTTAGGAGAAAAGATAACAGTCCCTTATGGAGAATTATTAAAATTTAAAGATTAAGGGAATGATTTATTATTATGCAAAGACTAAATTGAATATGGGTATAATCAAAGAACCCGAAGACTTCGTAAAGGCATGGAAAAGTTTTAATGGATATCAAATCAGTGATGAACTTCATGATAAGAGAAGACCAAACTGGAAGAATATGGATAGAATACAAAAAGCATTTGTAATGAAATGGGGTAGATGTTTTAGAGGGATAGTAAACCCAACTTGTTGGAACAATTTAAATCCAGAAAATTATAAACAATTTGTAGATTTTGATATATATTACGAATGAATACATCATTTAAAACAAGCATTATAACTACAGCTACTATAAATACACCATATAGAAACGACCCTTGGAAGGAAGCTATAAGATGTTATTTAGATTTTGCTGATGAGGTAATAGTAGTTTGTGGTCATCATAAAGATATACAAACAATTACAGAAGAGTTCGGAGATAACAAGAAATTAGTTTTAAATTATATGGATTGGCCATATAAATGGAACTGGATAGAATTGCCTAAGCATATGAATAGAGGGTTGGAGCTTGCTACTAAAGAGGTTATAATAAGGATGGACATTGATTATTTTATACATGAGAAAGACTTTAAGGAATTCAAGGAACAATTAAAAGTGTTTTATGAGTCAGGGGATCTGATAGCAAAGACTTTAAAGGTGAATGTAATGAATAAGTATAATGGAATGATAAAGAGTAGAAATGCAAATGTCATAAATGGTAGGAGGAAAGACGCAATAAGATTCGGAAAAGCAGAGAATAAGGAGACAGATTGGACAGTCCCGACAATAAATATCGGAAGTTGTAAGAAGCCGAAGTATATTGCATTTGAGGAGGCTGATAGTAAATTATTGAGAACATGGATATATAATTATGATTATTTCTTTTGTACTAAAAGAGATGTACAAAAAGAGTTCTGGAGGTTTGCACAAGCATATTCAGCTGCATTTATAAAATCATGGGGTGCAACTGAAGAAGAGGCATATGATAAATGGATAAGAATGCAAACAGGACGTTTATTAAAGGCAGGGGAAGAAATAGATCATCCTAAATATATAAAGAAGCGGATAGATAAGATGCCGAGAGAAGAATGGGGGTATTGCAATTGGGATTTAATAAAATGAGGAAAGATAAGCAGATAATAAACAATAATATAGAGATGAGATTGGCTAGGGAAACTGGAGTGGATGAACGGGACAATTTATTGAAAAGGATGGGATGTTTCAAGAAAAGGATTAAAGATATACCTCCTTATATTGAAAATGACATAGAACAAGTAATTAATCCTTGGTTAGTATACAAGATGGAATGTGAGATGGGGTTTCCAAGAGAGATATTCTTTGAACTATTTGCAGATCAAAACGACATAGAATGCGAAGAGTATTGGAGTGATTGGTGTGATATGTGGCTTGATGATTTTAAAAAGGCCAACCATAAACTACTATTTAATAGTAAGTGGATGATAAAAGGGATAATAGATAATGAATTAAAAGAATATGCTGTGAACAAGGGGATATATGAAGAAATATTAGAAACTAAAAAGAAATATCATTAATTATATGAATAAATGAGAGTATTACAAGTCGTGGATTGCAAGTTTTGGGCCCTAGATAATTTAGTAAAATCAATAAACAAAAACTTAGAAGACAGGTTTGATATCTCGACAATATATATACATCCAAGAGAAGTTTCGGCAGGATTAGTTTCTATTCATCAAGAGATAAGGAAAGGAATAGATGTGATTAATTTCCATTATTGGAGAACGGCTACCCAATTAATGGTATTAATTCCAGATTTAATGTTATATCCAAGGATATTAAGTCATTGGAATCATGAAAGTTTGGAAAAAGAAAGTTGGAAGAAATTTGGATATTTAACCCATCCAACTAAATACGGCAAAAACTTGCTAAGCAAAGATCATTCAAATGTAACAAGAATTCCAATGGGAATTGATTTGAGTCGATATAGTTATATCCCAGATGATCTTTATAGGAAGACAAGCAAGGAGATAGCAATAGGATATATTGGACGAGTAGCAGATTGGAAGAACTTACATTTCATTTGTGAATGTTGTAAAGAATTAGGATATAAGGTAATAGCTTCAGGATATATTGATAAACCTGAATATTGGAAGAAAGAAGTGGAGCAATATGCAAATGATGGCACGCTAGAAATGAATGGAGGTATGGGTAGGGGCGAAATGATGGGAGCAATCTTTAAGGACAATCTATATAAGAGAATGACTGTATTAGCAATGGCTAGTGAAGGGGAATATGAAAGCGGTCCACTAGGTCCACAAGAGGCGATGGCAAGAGGTATTCCAGTATTAGCTACAGAAAAAGGCACATTAAAAGATAGGGGAGAAGATGGAAAGAATATAGTATTTTTTAAGGAAAATAATAAAAAAGATTTTAAGGATAAATTGAAGGACTTAGTTGAAAATGAAGAGAAGAGGATGACTATAAGAAAACATGGATGGGAAACAGCAAAACAATTTCCAGAGAAACGAATGGCAATAGAGTTCGGGAAGTTGTATTATCAAGTCAACAGCGAATTCCAAAAACAAGGGGGGTGATGCTAAATGTTTATTGAAGCGTTTTTAATCGACAAAACAGGACATATAATTAGTGCAAATGCAAAGGAAAATGATTTTATTGCAAATGCAGTGATTACATTTCTAAAGAGTGGACAAAGTCAATTAGTAAAAGAAAATATTGATGATGCCCTCAAAGATGTGAATCGTATCAAAATTAACATTGAAGTTGTAGTATAAAGGCTTCCTCCCTCTGAGCCTTAATCAGAGGGAAATTTCTATAAAGTAAGACTGGGTAGAATTAATAAAATAAGAACATGGAATTGATTAGTATTGTATTACCGACACACGAAAGACCAATAGAATTATCTAAAATTCTACTTAGTATTGAAAAGAATAAGTATCCTGCGAAAGAAATAATAGTAATAGATACAGGGTTGCGAGATAAGGGATTAACAAGGAAGTTAATAGATAAGTTTAAGCCAAAATTCAAAACAAACATTCTATATCTAGATACTTGTCAGGAAGGATACGATTTAGCTATGGCAAGAAATATGGGAGTGGCTGAATCAATGGGAAGTATATTAATGTTTCTGGATGATAGATATGAATTAGATGAAGATGTTCTAGGGAAAATAGCTGAAGATGTAAATGAAAACACATGGCATTATGGAAAAAAAAGGATCAAAGGAAAGATAATTCATGAAAGACCATTTATAGAAAACTTTAGTTGGTTATATAAGAAAGAGTTTAGGAAGTTCGGTTGTTTTAATGAAAGAATTAATATGTATGGAGGGATGAGCCAAGATGTTAGGGAAAGGTGGCAGGCAATAGGGAATAAGTTCAAACAAGAAGATATATATGTTACTGAGATAGCGAGTTCGAAATCCAATCATGACAAGGAAGGAATATGGAAGATGAAGTATTTGCTTTATAGATTGAATAATTAAATAATGAAAACAGAAATAACCAAAGAAGAAATACAAAAGATAAAAGAAAAGTATTTATTATTGACTTATGATCTTTGGTTTTTTAGATATAAGAAGCCAGGTAAACAATGGTATGAGTTAACAGATTATCTTAGGGATAATATGATAAAAGAAGGATTGATAGTTGAGTATGATGACAAAGAGAAAACGGTATATGTATTTGATAGTGCCAATGGAAAATTCCCTATGAATATATCTTATAGAATAAAAGAGGGGAGATTAGTAAAAGAATTTAAAAAAGTTAGTGAAGATAAATGGGAACCTATTTATTATTAATTTAATAAGCAAAAAGTGTACAATCACTAGGTTCTAATAATTAAGGCAGCGTACACTTCCTTAATCAATTAGAATCTACTGATTAAAATTAAATGCTTATGAATGAAGGAAGACTTATTTGATAAAGAAGGAAAGTTACAAAGAAAAATAAAAATTTTAGATATCACTTGGCATGTGATGCATCAAACTCACATGATAAGTGCTTTAAAAAATGATTGTGAGTTTTATTACTTATTAACCTCATGGAGGTCATGGCACGACAAGAGATTTTCAAGTGTTAGGGAAGTTCCTGAGGAGATTAATTGGATATCAAGATACGAACCTGGGAAATATGATGTAGCTATATTGCATGTAGATCAAGCATCAATTGATCAAAAGACTGGTAAATATAAAATGCTACATGAGATAGATGAACAAATACAAGATATTCCAAAAATAATATTAAATCATGGCAGTCCTGTAGACCCTGAATCGGGGATGCTTAAACAACCGGGAGATACGAATGAACAGGCACAAGAAAAATGTATCAAAATGATGAAGAAATTGTTACATGGTATGCCAATGGTAGTAAATTCTTATACGGCTGCATCTGACAAGGAATGGGGATGGGGAACACCGATAATTCATGGGATGCCTCATTTTACAGAAAAGGAAGGGAAAGAAATAAAACAATCATATAAAGAAAAGCTAGAAAAAGATAAATTTTATACTATAGAAGAAGCATATATTGAATATGAAAAGAAAATAGGAAAACAAGGTTGGTGGGATCTCTTGAAAGAACCAAGATTATTCTCTGCATTAAGTCCTGGCGGATGGGCTACTTATTATAATCGAGATGTAATGTTAGCCCTTGTAGGGATCTTAAAAGATGATTACGGGTATCCTTTTTATTGGTGTAAAACATGTTTTCATAGGACGAGGACAATGTTTCATCCATCAAATTTTAATGATTATAGAAGCTACTTAGGAAGGTCTTTGATATATTTTGATCCATCAATAAGGACTCCAATGAATAGAGCTAGGAGTGAAGCTTTTTTTTCAGGGTGTTGTGTTGTACAAGTAGAAGGAGCGCATGATCTAGAGCGTTGGGCAAAGAATGGTGAGAATATAATAATAGTTCCAAATAATCCAAAAGAAATAGCAAAAACATTAGTAGACTTAGTTGAAAATAGATATGAGGAAGCTATGGAAATAGGACAAAGGGGAAAGGAAATGGCAATGAAAGAATTCAATCCGACTAGATATCGACAAAATTGGATGGATGTTTTTGAAAAAGTATTAAAACCAATTAAATAATAAAAACTATGGCACGTTATGCAATTGTCGACTGGGCCCGTTTTAATGGAAGAGATCCAAAGGCAATAGGCTCAACATTTTTAAGGGCAGATAATTTAGTAGCAAAAGATAAAGACTTTTTTCATTGGACACAGGGGTGTACTTCAGATGCTATTATATTTCAAAAAGTCTATTGGACGGAAATGATGAGAACAGATAAAAATCCTAAAATATTAGACTTATCAGATCCTGATATGATTAAGGGAAGTGTTTTAGGAGGAATGGATCTTAAGGAAATTTCGCAATATGTAGATGCGATAACATGTTCAAGTCCAGAACTTACAAAACAGGTGGCTAAATATGTAGACATACCAACTTATTATGTTCCTGATAGAATAAACTTTGATTTATTCCCAGACCCTAAGAAACATACAGAGAGAGCTAAAACAGCTGTATGGTTTGGATATGCTCATAATGCTAAGGAGGTTCTTCAGTATTACATATTAGAAGGATTAGTAAGGCAAGGATTAGATTTATTGGTAATAAGTAACACCCCATTTAAACCGGAGGATAATTATGGGGTTAATATTAAGAATGTAAGTTACGAATCGGATACAGCCTATTATGAAATACAGGCAGGAGATATTTTTATAAACCCTGGAACTGTGACGAATGCGAATTTCAAATACAAATCAAACAATAAAACAGTAATAGCGTGGAAATTAGGATTGCCTTTAGCTTTAGGGGAAGAAGAGTTACAAAAGTATCTTAATCCACGTGCAAGAGAAGAGGAGTCAATCAAGAGAATAAAAGAAGTAGATGAAAAGTATAATATTATTGATAGTGGAAAAGATTATAAAAGGATAATAAACGAAATACTAAAAAATAAATGCAAGGATACAAGCAAAGTAAAATAAATTCAGGGGATTTGGTAGAACCTATTACATATACTCAAAAGAATTTTTTAGATTACTGTAAAAAGATTGGATTTGGAGATATAACAATAATCCTTAGAGATGGACAGCCAGTTCAAGCTATAAATGGAAATCAATCATGTAAAATAGATGTTAATGATACTTGGGAATTAACTGAATATTTAAAAGACATTAAAGATGCGGATGTAACAATATATGTAAATCATGAGGGGAACATGAGAGTAAAGAAAGTAATAGAAAAGAAACGGTTTGATTTAAAGCCTGAAGAGTAGTAATATAGAAACAACAATATAATAAGCTTACTTAATACAGAGAAGCGGGTTAATCCCTGCTTTTTTTTTATGCCATGTTTGAAAAGATACAATCTTTGTTTACAAAACCAATACAGAAACCAATACAGCAGCCAATAATAAAAGCTCAAAATTCGTCACGAGCAACTGATTTCACACCATCGGCTTCTTTTGATATGAAAGAACCACCACCACTTACGATGACAGAGCAACTGAAAACATATAGATCGTGGGTGTTTGCAGCAGTATCAATGAAAGCTGCGGCTGTAGCCAGTATGGAATTAACCTTATTTAAAAAGACAAGAGGGGATATTGAGATAGTAGAAGAACATCCTGTTTTAGATTTACTAGATAAGGTAAATGAGAGGATGACCTTTTATGGATTAATGAATTATTCCAGTATAATAAGGAATTTATCAGGAGAAACGTATTGGTTAATGATTTTCAATAATAAGGGGGAACCTGTTGAAATATACCCATGGATTAGGCCGGATTATATTACAGTAATTCCATCAAAAGATAGGGATGAATTTATAAAGGGATATGTTTATACAGTGCCAGGATCACAAGAAGAGATTCCTTTAAATACAGAGGAGATTATTCAATTCTTAGATGTAAATCCTATCAATCCTTATCGAGGACAATCACGAGTTGCAGCTACAGCATTTGCAATTGAAACTGATAAAAAAGCATCTGCATGGAACTGGAGGTTTTATAAGAATAACGCAACTCCAAGGGGTATTTTAAAAATTCAAAACAGATTTGATGAAGCTCAATACAAACAATTGAAAGCTTCCTGGGATGCAGGACATCAAGGAGAGTCGAATTCTAATAAGGTGGCGATAATATTTACAGGTAGTGCCGGAACGGATGCTGATTTTATGGAGGTTGGGATGAGTACTAAGGACATGGATTTCCTTAAGCAAAGAGAATATTCAAGGGATGAAATTTTATCAATATTTGGAGTTCCATTTTCATTATTAAATCCAGGGACTAACGTAAACCGGGCGACAGTTGAAGCAGCGCAAGTTAATTTCTTAACTAATACGGTTAGGCCGGAGATGAGAGAATGGACAGAAGAGTTAAATGAATTCTTATTGCCTTTATATAATGATTCAGAAGGATTATTTTTTGATTTTACTGATCCTGTCCCGGAGAATAGAGAGTTAAGTCTAAAAGCTTATGATAGTGGCCTTAATTTAGGATGGTTAACAGTAGATGAAGTGAGAGCTAAAGAAGGATTACCACCTTTAACAGAGAAAGAGAAAGAAGCCCAAGATTCTAATGTTCCAGAAGGAGACGACAATTCAGAGGATAAACCAATAGAAGAAGATGAAGATGCACCACCAGAAGATGAAGGAGAACAAGAGGGGGATGGGGAAGAAGCGGAAGTTGAAAAAACCTTAAAGAGGAGAAAATTCAATGTAAGGGTAAAGTCGTCAACACCAAAATCTAAGATAGAATCAATAGTTGATAAGGCAACAAGTGTTGAATTAAAGAGAATATTAGAAAAACAACTAAAAGACAAAGCTCCAAAGAAGAAGAAAAAGGTAATAACAAAGAGAATAAAGACAAGTCAAAATGAGAAGATATTCCAAAAAAGTATAAATGAAGAGGAAAAGTTTCTCCAAAAGTTTTATGATGAGAATTTTCTAGATGAAGTTATAAAAACAGAGAAAGAAATTCAAGCCTATTTAGTTAAAAAATATGAAAAAGCCCCATCGGAAATTGTTAATGGAGTATTAGTCTTCAAGCAGAACGATAGATTAAGGAAAGAAATGGAAAAATGGATAGATAAAAAGATGTCAAAACTATTAAAAGACTTCACAGGAGAGAAGATGAAGGAATTGCATAACAATAGCGAAGTAATTGCCAAACAGGCCGTCAAAGACATCTCACGAGCTTCTAAGGGGTTTGTGTCGAATATCGCAATGTTTATTAAAGGATATTTGTCTAATATTAAGGCATTTATATTCAATGAAGGGAGAAGGATCAAGGAGAAGATAACAGATAACTTATTACAAGGTGTAATGGTTTCATTGGCTATTCAACAAGCTAGAGAAACTAGTCTTAATAAAAATACTTTAAAGCTTTCAGCAATATCACATCCAAGGGGATTATATCGTAAAACAATAGAGGATGCTGCTGATAAAGATGGGATAAGTTTCTTTAAAATGTTAGCTCCACTAGCAGTAATACCAACATTATCTAAGACGGGAATGACAATGGCAGCATTGTATATGATTAAGACTAAGGATGAATGGAATAAACATATTGATCCTAATAATAATACTAATGTAGTTGGAGGATTAGGGTTACATCATGGCTCACAGGATTATTATTTACCTGAAGGATTTGAAAGTTTAAAAGAAGAGAAAGAAATATCAAAAGAACAGAGAAGAGAATTGAATGGGAAGTCAATAAAGCCTATAAAGTCACTCGATAAAAAACAGATAGAATCTTATAAGAAGGAGATAGAAGAAGTTAAGGGTGAGATTGAAAAGAATTTTAAAAAGAAAACCAAAGAATTAGAGAAGGAATATCTTAAGAAAGAAAAAGAAACAACGGAAGGAACATCGAAGAAAGTGAGTGTAATAGAATCTAAATGTAAAAAGCTAGAAGAAGAGAAAGAAGAACTTCAAAAAGAAGATAATAAAATAAAACAAAAAGAAGAGAAACTAGAAAGTTTAATTTCTGAATTTGAAAATGAATAAAACTCAATTACTAGAGCAGAAGGCAAAGAGGATACTAGAAAAGAGGAAAGAGGAGAAGATTAAGTCTAAACAACAAACTAAAATATTAAAAAAAGCAGTAGACAGAATCCCTGCATTTTTTGATTTGACTATAAAAAATATAGATGAATTAATTGCCAAGGAATCAGAGGATATAAAAGGTAAGGTTAAGGAAGATCTAATTGAGATTGGAAAAGATTTCGATACTAAGCTTGAATCTCTTAAAAAAGAAATCACAGAAATCTATAATGAAGGTATTAGTGAACTCAATATTGATATTAAAAATCTAGAGGAAGTTAAGAGTACAAAAGAAGAAACAAATAAAAGAATAACTATATTAGATAAAAAGACGGAAGAGGGTATATTCGATTTAAAAGGTAAGGTTAAGGAAAACATTCAGGGAGAAAAAATAGTATTATTAAATGAAATTGAAATAGTTCAAAAGAATGTAGTTGGATTGTTAACAGGATTAGAGGAAACAGTAAAGAAGAAAGAGGGATTAAATAAGGCAGAATGGAAAGATGCAATGAGGTTAGCAAGGAGAGAAATTTCTAAAGAGATATTAAGACAAAAAGCATATATTATTGAGGTTATTCGATCTAAAGAATTAGAATCTCATACAATAGCGTTCCATTCGGATACAAATGCAACGGGAGAACAATTAAACAGGTTAACTCAGGGAGATTCTAGTGATGACGTTAATGATTTACATATACATAATCCTGATCATATCCTAGAAACGGTGAATACTATGATCCAAGGGACTGTTTCTAGATTAGACTTAGGCCATACAGGGTTTAATTTAACAGTGGCGGCTACAGGAAAGAAAGGATACAACCAAATAACAGATATTAGAATAAAGGATGGTATTGTTAAGCATATTAGTCCTGGAATAGTTGAGATAGATACATCAACAGAGCCAACAATTAATCATAATCTATTAGCAGGATTACAAGGTGGTCAAGCTGGAGAATATTATCATCTTAAAAGTTCTGAATATACTGACTTAACAGACGGAGGGACAACAACCTTGCATTCACATGTAGGTCCTTTATTAATGCCACCAGTAGAAGACTGGTATGACCCGACAGGAGGATTACCAGTAGCTCCGACAGTTGGTGACAGATATATCTCTGAATCCACTGCGAGTGGTTGGACTGAGGACTATATATATGAATGGGATGGTACTACATGGGTAGAGTCAGAACCAACTGAAGGATGGATGGTGTGGATGTTACTTGAATTCATGTTTTATGTTTTCTTTTCTGGTGGATGGGCAGAGGTTAATGACAAGGTCGGAGTTGATGCAAGTGCAACGCCTGGATATTTAGGGGCAGCTAACAATGATGGTGTATTAAGAACAAATTCAAGTAATATCACATATACAGATGGGGGTAATTTCGTAACATTAGATACAGTACAGGATATAGGGACAGGAGACAGCCCGACTTTCGCAGGTATAGACTTAGGTTTCACCCAAGGATCGGTAATATTCGAAGGAGCCTCAGGATTAACAGAAGACAACGCTAATCTCTTTTGGGATGATGCGAATAATAGGTTAGGGATAGGTACTGATGCGCCAACAGAGGCATTGTATATCGAAGGAAACTTATTTGTAAATACATCTACTGGTGATTTGCTTATACAAAACCAAGGCGGTTCATCTATAGAGTTAAGGTCAAGCGGTTCTGCAGCGTATAACTCAATAACTGGTGGACTTGGCTTTCAGATCAACTCTAATTTTGCCATGTGGATAAATACATCTAAACAAATAGGGATAGGAAGAGTAGATCAAACCAAAACACTTGATGTGTTAGGTGACTCTAGATTTATGTCAGCTATAGACGCAGTAAACGCCTATTCATGGCTAGACGCAGCAGGGGCAAGTATACTGAGCATTGATTCTACTAATTTGAGAGTAGGGATAGGTACTGATGCGCCCGAATCATTGCTAGATGTAAACGGTGATTTTACTATAGGAACTAATGCAACACGACTTAATAACCCAAATATATCAGGTGATTGGATAGCAGATTATTCAAGATTGTTCTTCAATGCTGGTGCTGGAGGAACAGGAAATAATAATTTAAGTGTAATATTCGCTCCGACAGGCACAGCAGATAAATGCCTTTTTCAAGTGCGAAATTCTGGAGCAACAAGTTACGGAAGGTTAGCATTAAGGGTTGAAGGTACTACAGCTGGAATTGTTACAGATTTTAGCGGAGGTGGTCCACCTATAACGGAACTACAATTCGGTGATGGTTCACTGGCTTCTATTGCAGGGACACTGGATGATATGTCATGGTGGATAAACAACACTAACGTTTTTTCTTTAGGCACTACTGGCAATTCACTACATCAAAATATAACAGATACGGTTGACGCCTATTCATGGCTAGACGCAGCAGGGGCAAGTATATTGCGAGTTAACTCTGTTAATAAACAAATTGTGTCAGGTGTGAATAGTGTAACAATACCTGCTTATACATTTGAAGGTGCTGAAGGTTATGGTCTTGGATATGTAACTGGGAATCTTCTTTTATTCGCCGATTCAGTATTGGGTCTTGTTTTAACTCCATCTCTAAAAGATTACAGAATACCTTCTGATTGGAAATATGGCTGGTCGTCAACAGTTACAAATACTTCAGGTATAGATACATCACTTCAAAGAGTATCAGCTGCCAAAATGTCTCTTGGAACATCAGCATTAAATGATTTTTCAGGAACATTTATAACAGGAAACATAGGGTTAGGGATATCAGTACCAACAGCGAAGCTACACGTAGCAGGAGATGTGTTATTCCAGAATGCAGTAGATTCTACAACAGCCGTAGTCTTTAAAGACACTGCGGGAACCTCTAATTTCATATACGATGCAACAAATAATCAAATATGTGTTGGAGAATTAGCAGCAGCACCAAGTGCAGATTTTCATATTAAAGGTGGTGCTACTGGTACAGAGTTTATTATAGAAGGAGGGAACCCTGATTTTTCATATGCTGTTTCTGGTAACGTAAAAGCCCAAATTGCTTATGTAGAAAGTACAAGTAATTTAATTTTACAAGCTAATGATTCTAATACTGGCTACGGGGGGCTAGGGACTCTTAACCATCTTGTTGTAAGTGGTGTAGCTGCAACTAGGGGGTTTGTAGGAATAGGAGTAACCCCAACAGAAAAACTAGAAGTCTCGGGAAACATATTCCTAACAACAGACAGCCAAAAGATGTTATTTGGCGCTGGAAAGGACATGTCAGTATATTATGATGGGACTAACGCAGTTGTTAACCCAAAAGAAGTAGGGAGCGGAGTATTGTCAGTGCTGGGGACTATTAGAAGCCAAGGTAGACAGAAAGCAGTAACCACAAAGACAACAACCTATACAATCGCAACAACAGATGAAGTTATTGTTTGTAATCATGCTACAACGCCATTTACGGTAACCTTACCAGTAGCGAGTGGTAGTGGGCAATCGTATTATATAAAAAACAAGGGAGTTGCGTCAGTCACGATAGAAGGGGATGGAGCGGATGTCATAGATGGCGATCTAAACCAAGTTTTAGATCAATGGGACACCTTTGAGATATGCGATGATTCCGCTAACTCGTGGATAATAATTTAACAAAAACCTATGTCTTATATCGCAACAAAATATAAAAGAGGATGGGAATGAGTAGATAGTGATTCTATGGGAACAATCACTTGGACTGAAGGGACAAGGACTTTTTCCCTTGAACCAAAAGCTGGTCAATCTGAATTTCATTTTTGGTCAGGTGGGAAGTTCTTTTCAAAGACATC